ATCATTACAACCTGGCAGTCCATCTACAAACTTCCCCGACAATATTTCTCAAGATTTAATGTGGTCGTTGGAGATGAAGCACACCAGTTTAAATCAAAGTCATTAGTATCTATAATGACAAAACTTTCTGATGCAAAATATCGTTACGGTTTTACAGGAACATTGGACGGTACACAAACACACAAATGGGTTCTGGAAGGTTTATTTGGTCCTTCTTATAAAATCATCAGAACAGAAGAACTGATGCAGAAAGGTCACGTTGCCAAACTTGACATCAATATACTTCTATTGAAACACTCACCACATAAATTTGAAAACTTTGAAGAAGAAGTCCAATATATTATCAATCATGAGAAACGTAATAAATTCATCAGAAACCTTGCACTTGATCTCAAAGGAAATACTTTAATTCTATTTTCCAGAGTCGAAGGTCACGGACAACCTTTATACGACCTCATAAATAATAGCACCGTCGAACAACGCCACGTATTTTTTGTGCATGGTGGTGTTGATACAGAAGACCGAGAAAAAGTTAGAGAAATTACTGAAAAAGAAAACAACGCTATCATCGTTGCTTCTTATGGAACTTTCTCTACTGGTATTAACATTAAAAATCTACACAATGTTATCTTTGCTTCTCCATCAAAGTCAAGAATCAGAAATCTTCAATCAATCGGAAGAGTTCTAAGAAAAGGTGACAATAAGACCAAAGCAACTTTATATGATATTGCCGATGATATCAGTTATAAGTCAAGAAAGAATTATACACTCAATCACTTAATCGAAAGAATCAAAGTTTATAATGAAGAAAATTTCAATTATGATATTGTAAACATACCGCTAAAGAACTGATGGGAGAAGAGTTTTACGCAATTATTAAACTAGTATCAGGAGAAGAAATTCTATCATTAGTTATGATAGATGAAAATGATGGAGATCCTGTAGTTGTTCTTCAAAATCCTGTTACAGTGAAATCATTTAATAATCAATATGGAATGCATATTAAAGTTAAATCATGGATTGAAATGTCAGATGATGATTTTTTTATAATTAGACTTGATAAAATTATTACAATGACTGAAACTAAAGATGAAAATTTGATTTATATTTACAATAATTATATTGAAGATAGTGATACATCTGATGTTTATAATCCTTCTGGTAAGATCAAACTATCACAGAAGATGGGTTATATCTCTTCTGTTGAAGATGCTCGTAAGAAACTTGAAAGAATCTTTAAAGGTCTTAAAGAAAGCTAGATTCTCATCTTCAACGGAGACAAACCTAGTCTACACATATTTTTATATCTTGTCAAGCCCACTTAAAATGTGTTATAATAAACAAAAGTTATTATAAATGAGTCCAATGTTATGTCCAAGAAAAAAACTGAACATTATGTAAATAATAAAGAACTATTAGAAGCACTTGTAGTTTATCGTTCTAAAGTCGAAGCAGATTTTTTTAAAAAGAATGCACGAAATCCAACTAGAGAGGATCGTGCAAAGCAGTGGGAAGGTAAACCACCAATTCCAAATTATCTTGGTGAGTGTTTTCTAAAGATTGCGACTCATTTATCATACAAACCAAACTTCGTCAACTATATGTTCCGAGAGGATATGATTTCTGACGGAATTGAGAATTGTGTCCAATACATTCACAACTTTGATCCAGAGAAGTCCAAGAATCCTTTTGCCTACTTTACTCAGATTATTCACTACGCATTTCTGAGAAGGATTCAAAAGGAAAAGAAACAACTGGATATTAAGACAAAAATTATTGAACGCACTGGGTTTGATGAGGTGATGATGGTTGACGACAGCTTGCTTTCTGGGCACAGTTCGGAGTATAATTCCATTAAAGACGCCATCCAATACCGCAATAAATGAAGGTAGCAATTATTACTGATAGTCACTACGGTGCCAAAAAAGGGTCTAAACATCTTCACGATTATTTTGAACTCTTTTACAAGAATGTATTTTTTCCTGCCCTTGAAGAAAACAATGTAGAGGCAGTCATTCATATGGGCGATGCTTTTGATAGTCGCAAGTCAATTGATTATCAAAGTCTTGAGTGGTCAAAAAGAGTTGTGTTTGACCATCTTAAAAAGTATGATGTACATATGATTATTGGAAATCATGACACATACTATAAATCAACTAATAGTGTGAACTCTCCTGGTCTTCTTCTTCAGACTTATTCAAACATTAAGACTTATAGTGAAGCAACGGAAGTTAGTATTGGTGGACTCAAGATTTTGTTCTTGCCTTGGATCAACCCAGAAAATCAAGAACAAACTTTTAAGCAAATTAAAAAGACCAAAGCAAAAGTTGCAATGGGACACTTAGAACTTCAAGGGTTCCGTGTTAATCGCAATTTGATTATGGAGGAGCATGGACTGGAAGCAGATATTTTTAAGAACTTCACAAAAGTATTTTCTGGACATTACCATACTCGTTCTGACAATGGATCTATCTTCTATCTTGGTAATCCTTATGAAATGTATTGGACTGATGTAAATGATACTCGGGGATTTCATATCTTTGATACTAAAACCTTAGAGCACACTCCAATTAATAATCCTTATAAATTATTCTATAACATTTATTATGAGGATACACCCTACCAATTGTTTGATACTACAGAGTATGAAAACAAGATTGTAAAAGTGATCGTTCGTAAAAAATCTAAACCAAAGGATTTTGAGAAGTTTATTGACAAACTTTATACGGCAGGAATTCAAGATCTCAAAATCGTAGAAAACTTTGATATTCAAGAGAACGAAGATTTTGAGGTTGATGAAGAAGAAAATACAATGTCTATTCTGAATCGTTACATTGACGAAGCAGAATTTGAATTTGATAAAAACATTATCAAAGGTATTTTTCAAGATCTTTATCGACAAGCTTGCGAGGTAGAATAAAATGTTTCTCCTTACTCTCAAAGATAGAAAAGACGATGGTGCATATGCTGTCCAAGACCAATACGGACATAAAGTTTTATTTCTTTTTGAGGATGAGGATGATGCTACCCGTTATGCTTTGATGCTAGAAGACCAAGAAGAAACTGAAATGGACGTGGTTGAGGTTGATGACGACCTTGCCATAAAGACGTGCAAGATGTATAATTACAAGTATGCTGTGATCACTCCTGACGATATCGTAATTCCTCCTAAAAATGTTGCTATTTCACAAGATTAGATATAAAAACTTTCTCTCATCTGGGAATCAATGGACAGAGATTGACTTTGAAAAAAATAATACAAATCTGATTATCGGTACAAATGGTGCAGGCAAAAGCACTTTACTTGATGCTCTGACATTTGCTTTATTCAACAAACCATTTCGAAAAATCAATAAACCTCAATTGGTTAATACTACCAACGAAAGAGATTGTTTGGTTGAGATTGAGTTTTCGGTCAATAGTCGTGATTATCTTGTTCGTCGTGGAATCAAACCTAATGTCTTTGATATTGAGGTGAATGGTGAAGCACTTCATAAAGAAGCAGATGATCGTGCAAATCAGAGAATCCTTGAAGAGAATATTCTTAGGGTAAATTATAAATCATTTACACAAGTTGTTATTCTTGGTAGTAGTACTTTTGTTCCTTTTATGCAACTTCCGACAGCACATCGTCGTGAAGTGATTGAAGATCTTTTGGACATTCGTATCTTTTCTGCGATGAACAATCTCATCAAAGATAAGATTCGTACTCAGAAAGATCAGGTCAAGTCTCTTGAGTTGCGTAAAGAAAATCTCAAGGATAAGATGAAGATGCAGCAAAACTTCATTGAAGAACTTGAGAATCGTGGTAATGCCAATATCAATAACAATAAAGAAAAGATTGCCAAATTAGATTCTGAAGTTGGTAATTATATGTCTGAGAATGACAAAACTGAGGAAGAGATTGCCAAGTTCACTAAAGAACAGGAAGAAGTCGTTGGTGCTGGAGATAAGGTAGTAAAGCTTAACAATCTAAAAGGTAAGATCTCGCAGAAAGTATCGGTAATTACTAAAGAGCATAAGTTTTTTACTGAGAATACGGTCTGCCCTACCTGTACTCAAACGATTGAAGAAGAGTTTCGGTTAAATAGAATTACAGACGCTCAAAATAAAGCAAAGGAACTCCAGAAAGGTTATCAAGACCTGGAAGAGACTATAAAAATAGAACAGGAGAGAGAGCGTCAATTCATTGCACTTTCCAAGGAGATTACGAAACTCAACCATGAGATTTCTCAAAACAATACTCGGATATCACTTAACCAGCGACAAATCCGAGATCTTGAAAATGAAATTCAAACTATTGCCGAACAACTTGAAAACCGAAATACTGAACATGAGAAACTAGAAGAATTCAAAGAAAATCTCCAAAAAACATTCGAAGACCTCTCAAAGAAAAAAGAAGAAATCGTTTATTACGATTTTGCCTATTCCTTACTCAAGGATGATGGTGTAAAAACGAAGATTATTAAAAAGTATCTTCCTTTCATAAATCAGCAGGTGAATCGTTATCTTCAAATGATGGACTTTTATATTAACTTCCACCTTGATGAAGAATTTAACGAAACGGTAAAATCACCCATTCACGAAGACTTTTCTTATAGTTCTTTTAGTGAAGGTGAAAAAATGAGAATCGACCTTTCTCTTCTCTTCACCTGGAGAGAAGTGGCACGAGTCAAAAATTCTGTGAATACTAATCTGCTGATTATGGATGAGGTATTTGATTCTTCACTTGATGGTTTTGGCACTGATGAATTTCTGAAGATTATTCGTTATGTGATTAAAGATGCTAATATCTTCGTGATTTCTCATAAGGCAGACTTACATGACAAATTTGAAAGTGTCCTACGCTTTGAGAAGGTCAAGGGTTTCTCCCGTATGATATCCCCATAAGCACAAGACCCATGAAAGTCCCAAATTGGCAGAAACATTCCAAGAAGGAGCAAAAGCGGAAACTGAAACCGCAAGCACTCCGACAAGCAAAGGCACGACGCCAAGCACTCAAGAACCGCCTCTCACGGGGCGGTTCTTTTTTATAAATATCTAAAAAGTATCTTTTGAAGATGTACGATAAAAAATATAGAGATTTTGTAGAGGCATATCAAAAAGTTTATGAGCATATTGATGTACATTCGGAAAATGATGTTCAAGAAGAAATTGATATCTATGATCAGGTTTTAGAGTATCTTCTAAATGAAGGATACTCTGAAGAAGAATCTAAACAGATCATGGCAGAAATTATTAGTGAGGCAGGTCTAGGATCTTTAATTAAGGGTGCAAAGGCAGTAGCGGGATTTATTGCAAAAAGAGCAAAAACACCATTAAGAACTGCAGCTACTGATTCTCTTATTACTAGTACCGCATTAAATCCAGTATCGACTGCTAAAATTGCAAAAACTATTGCAAAGTCTACGCCATCTCCAGCACCAATAGTTAGAACAGTAAAAGCAACTTCTGTTAGAACTGCTCCAAAAGGTGCAAATAAAATTACAACTAATGTTTGGAATGAACCAACAGCACCTAGCAGTCGTATAAATCCATCTAAACCTTCTGGTCCTAAAGTATCTTCTACTAAGGCATTACCCAGTACACCATCCAGACCAGCACTTCCTTCGGCAGGAAAAACATCTGCAAGTGTAAAGGCACCTAAACCAACTTTTAAACCAGAAGCACTTCCTAAGGCAACAAAGTCTGCTGAACCTGCAGGAGCATTGGTTCGTACAAAAGCACCTAAACCAACCTTTAAACCAGAAGCACTTCCTAAAGCAAAAACAACGGGAGAACCTGGTGGAGCGTTAGTTTCTACAAGAGCACCTAAACCAACTTTTAAACCAGAAGCACTTCCTAAGGCAACAAAGTCTGCCGAACCTCCAGGAGCATTAGTTCGTACAAAAGCACCTAAGCCAACCTTTAAACCAGAAGCATTACCTAAAGATCCAAAGGTAGCACAACCAGCAGGAGCATTAGTTAGTACAAGAGCACCTAAACCAACTTCAAAGACACCTACTTCTGGGGGTGGAAAATCATCTAAAGGTAGTGGTTTGACACAAACTGTTCGCGCTACTTTATCACCCACAGAAAAAACTGGAAATATGAAGTATCCAGGTTTAGAAAAATATGCAACAGGATCATCTTCTTCTGGTGGTTCGTCAAAATCTCCAATTTCTTCTTTATCAAGAAATCTAAAAACTGCGGGAATTGTTGGTACAGCAGCTGCTGGAACTGTAGCAGTTGATCAAGCAATGAAGGGTGAAAAGCGTAGAAGTGATGCTGAATTGAGAAAGAATATAAAAACTAATGTTTATAATACTATTGATACACCATCTGTAGATAAACCAACAGGACAAATTCGTAGTCGCTTAAAAGTTGGTTCTCGTAAGATTGGTTCTACATTTGATGATGCATTCAGAGAGGCAAAAAGAAAGGAAAAGGAGGCAAAGAGAATTGGAGATCCAGTTCCAACAACATTCACTTATGGTGGAAAGGAGTACACTACTAAAATGAAAGAAAACGCAATTTACGAAGCAAAAGACGAAACTGAAGAAGGTATTACGGGACTTCCAATACCAAAGAAAAAAATGAGTCCTAAAAAAAGACATGAATTTGAAAAGAAAAGAAGAGTAGAAAGAAAGAAGCGTGGAGATGAAAGAGTAGGGGATACTTTTTCTCAACATAGAATGACTGGCAGTAGAGGTAGTGGATCTGAATATGAAAATATTCGCTCAGTTCGTGAAGAACTTCTTGTAGATTATCTTCTTGGTGAGGGTTTTGCTTCTGATGAAAAGTCAGCACAAGCAATCGCTGGTGCAATGAGTGAAGATTGGAAACAAAATATTGTTGAAGCAGTTACTGGTGGAAGTGCTCCCCAAATGCCAGCATCTGTTGTAAAATTTGTTGATGAACTTCCAGGTAAAATACAGAGTGCTCTTCAAGGCAAACCACCTTCATCTACCAAACCAAAACCTAAAAAACTAAATTAAGACACTTTTCAAACTGGCACACTAGAGGGTCTCATCACCCTCTTTTTTTGTATGATAGGTTCATACGCAACAAACCCATGACCGTTCGCCACGAAATCAAGTCTCAACTTGCCAAACTGCTTGCCACCGAAGACCTTGTGGTTGAGCACAAGAAGGTAGAGACTGCTCAGTTCAATGTACACACCCGTGTGTTGACCCTGCCGATGTGGGAAAAGGCAAGCAACACTGTTTATGACCTTCTGGTTGGTCATGAAGTTGGTCATGCTCTTTATACTCCCGATGAGGACTGGACTAAGCAAGTTAAAGTCCCTCCTCAGTTTGTGAACATTGTAGAGGATGCTCGTATCGAAAAACTGATGAAACGCCGTTATCCTGGTCTTGCCAAGACTTTCTATAACGGTTATAAAGAACTTGCCGATGATGATTTCTTCCAACTCAAAGACGACAATCTGGAAACCTATAATCTTGCTGACCGTGCCAACCTTTGGTTCAAGATCGGTAACTATATTGATGTACCTATTGAACGTGGTGAAGAGACTGAGATTATCAATCTGATTGCCGATACTGAGACCTTTGCCGATGTTTTGATTGCTTCTGAGGCACTTTATAAGTATTGTAAGCAAAAGCAACAGGAAGAAACTAAGACTCCAATTGATAATCTGGAGTCTCAGGATTCTGGTGCAAGTCAACAACCTGCCTCTGATTTTTCAGATCAGCAAGAGGGTGAGAATGACCAACCTGGATCTGATAGTGAATCTCAACCTCCCACAACGAGTGAAACTGGACAGGAGAAGCAACCTACTTCTCAGAGTCCTGATGATGGTGAAGAACCTGAAGTTAAGACGATGGACAATCTTGAGGAAGCACTTAAAGATCTCATTAACAATGATGGATATGAGAATGTATACCTTGAACTTCCTAAACTTGATCTTAATAAAGTAATTGTTCCCAATTCTGAAATCCATGAAAAGTGTAAAGTAACATGGAGTTCTTTTCTTCAAGATCGTGAATGGAACTATGTTGATGTGTTTGGTAAAGTTGATAAGGATTTTGTAGAGTTCAAGCGTTCTGCACAGAAAGAAGTCAACTATCTGGTAAAAGAGTTTGAATGTCGCAAGGCAGCAGATTCCTATGCCCGTGCTACCACTGCTCGCACTGGTGTTCTGGACTGCACCAAACTTCATACTTACAAATATAACGAAGACCTTTTCAAGAAAGTCACCACTCTTTCTGATGGTAAGAATCACGGTCTGGTGTTCGTTCTGGACTGGTCTGGTTCTATGTGCGAAGTGATGATGGATACGGTCAAACAACTGTTCAACCTTGTTTGGTTCTGTAAGAAGGTCTCAATTCCGTTTGAGGTTTATGCCTTCACTACTGATTATCCTCTGGTGAAGTATGAAGATGGTAAGGCAAACATTCGTGAACTTGCTTATAAGAAAAAGGATGGTCTCGTTCAGGTTGGTGAATGGTTCTCTATGATGAATCTTCTTACCAGCAAAGTAAACAGCAAGACTCTGGATGAGCAGATGAAGAATATCTTCCGCCTTGCTACTTCTTTCCGTTATAATTCTTATACTTCCTATCAAGCCCCTATGGGTATGAGTCTTTCGGGAACTCCGCTGAATGAGGCACTGATTTCTCTTCATCAGATTCTTCCTAAGTTCCAGAAGGAAAACAAGCTTCAGAAGGTTCAGTGTGTGATTCTGACTGATGGTGAGGGTGCTCTGCTCAAGTATCACCGTGAAGTTCAACGCCGCTGGGAGGAAGACGCTTATATGGGCACTGCTCATATCGGTCCTAATGCCTTTCTCCGTGACCGTAAGACTGGTATGACTTATTCTTGCGATTGTGAGTATCACGAGTTCACTGATGTTCTGCTTCGCAATCTTCGGGACAGGTTTACTGATATGAACTTTATCGGTATTCGTGTTCTGGAATCTCGTGATGCTGGTGGTTTTATTCGCCGCTATTGTGGGTATTATGGTGACACCTATGATAAGGTGATGAATGCCTGGAAAAAAGAAAAGGCATTTACTATCAAGTCTTCTGGTTATCATTCCTACTTTGGTCTTTCTGCCGCAACTCTTGCTCAGGAATCTGAATTTGAGGTTGCTGAAGATGCTACCAAGTCTCAAATCAAATCTGCTTTTGTGAAGAGTTTGAAGTCTAAGAAGATGAACAAGCGTATTCTTGGGGAGTTTGTGGAGTTGGTTGCGTAATAAATAATCTTAGAAAAGTACAACAACTCATATGAATTCCCAACAGGTTCAAGATATTCGCCTTATGTATGAGGCAGTTTATAATGATGAATTGAGAGAGAAAGCAAACGAGTATAATAATTCATCTGATCTCATTGATGAGGCACATGCTGCTGATACTCAATATGGTGTAAAAAGTTTAATTAATCCATATAGTGTTCGTTCAGTAGTTCCTCGTTTTCCAGGACTAACCCTTCCTGAACCTGATAATTCTATTCCTAGAGTAAATATTCCAAAGTTTCCTTCACCAAAGACAAGAGATGATGGTAGAACTGAAAGACCAAAAAGAACACCAAGAGAAAAACCAAAAGTAACTGCGCCTGCAGCACAAAAACCAAAAGTAGATAAAACAACAACACCTCCAGTTGTTTCACAAAAACCACAATTAACAAAAACTCCTAATCCTTTAATGGTTGATATGCCAAAAGGTCCAGGATCTATGGCAGCACCAGAGAAACCAACTGTGGCAGCACCATCTGGACCAAGAACTCCTATTTCTCCTGGATATTTTGGTGGTGGTGTTGGAACTAGACCTACTGGCATGTCTAGTGGAACATCAACTGTCAGAGGTTTAGATCGTTCTGTTACTTCTGGATTGACAACCAAACCACAAGATGAAGCACAAAGAAAGGCAAGAGAAAAATCAGCATTATCGCAGAGAGTTGCTGGATATAGATCTGGCGGACCATCTGCAGGTGTAAGAGAGGAAGTAGACCTTTTTGATTACCTTCTTGAATACTTAGTTGCTGAAGGTTACGCTGATACCAATCAAGATGCTTTAGTTCTCATGGCAAACATGAGTAAAGAAGATCTTGATGAAGCAACTCGCCTTTTTTATAAGTTGCAGGCAAAAGGAAAAAGAGGATCTTCAACTGCAAGAGCACAACAAACTTCTGATGCTGATTTGGAGACTCAGAAAAATTTAAAAATGAAAAAGCAAAGACAAAAGCAAATGAGAGACAGAGAAGATGATGATGATCCTAGAGATCATGGATCAATGAGTGCTGCTGAAAGAAACCCATCAATGCGTTGATTGGACACTTTCAAAACTGTCACATGGGGCACTTGGTTGCCCCTTTTTTGTCTGTATAATATGAGAGTTCAAATGAAACACCCAACTACATCATGTCTCGCAAGTCTTCTGTGAATAACGAACAACTCATTTCCGAACTCAAGTCTATGTATGGTACTGAGTTTTCTGCTGCAGATGTTCGTGGTTACTGTGCATCTAAAGGAATCTCTTATCCTACGGTAACTCGTTATCTTGAACCTTTCAAAACAGATCGTGGTCGTTGGAATCTTGAAATTACTCAAGAACGTGTTGAAGAGATTGAGCGTTCTTATCAAGCACCTGCTGCCCTCCCTGCTGTGGAACAAAACCTCATTCCTGATAAAGATGATACCTTCGTCAAGTTTGGTAATTTTGGTGATATCAAAAAGATTATTCAGTCCCGTCTTTTTTATCCTACGTTCATTACGGGTCTTTCGGGTAATGGTAAAACGTTCGGTGTGGAGCAAGCTTGTGCCCAACTGAAACGTGAATTGATTCGTGTCAACATCACGATTGAGACTGATGAGGATGACCTGATTGGTGGTTTTCGTCTTGTGAATGGTGAAACTGCCTGGCACAATGGTCCTGTGGTGGAAGCACTTGAGAGGGGTGCGATTCTACTCCTGGATGAGATTGACCTTGCTTCTAACAAGATTCTGTGTCTTCAATCTATTCTGGAAGGTAAAGGTGTCTTCCTGAAAAAGATTGGTAAGTTTGTAAAACCTTCTGCTGGATTTAATGTCTTTGCTACTGCTAATACCAAAGGTAAAGGTAGTGATGATGGTCGATTCATTGGCACTAATGTTCTTAATGAAGCATTCTTGGAACGATTCCCTGTGACCTTTGAGCAGTCCTATCCTGCCCCTGCTACCGAACAGAAGATTCTGGAAGGCATCGCTCTGGACTTGCAAGTGGAAGACCGTGACTTCTGCAAGCGCCTGGTAGACTGGGCAGACATCATCCGCAAGACCTTCTACGATGGTGGTATTGAGGAAATCATCAGCACCCGTCGCTTGGTTCATATCATCCGTGCCTACAGTATCTTCAATGATAAGGCGAAGGCAATTCAAGTGTGTGTGAACCGCTTTGATGACGAAACCAAGCAAGCATTTCTGGAACTGTATGATAAAGTGGATGCTGACTTCAAGATGCCCACTAGTGAACTTGAATTGACGATTGAGGGCGGTCACGAAGTTGACCTGAACCGTACATTCTGATATAATTGGGGAAGGTAAATTATGACCCTTCCCTTTATTATTATGTTTGGTCCAGAAGACGAAAGAAACCTGAATGAGTACACTATTTCTATGAATGAAACTAAAAACAATCTTTGGAAATATAATGAAGACAAGATCTTCAAAGATGTTGAAGATTATGTGACTAGCACTTATCACGGACATTACTGTGGTGATGAGCAAGGTTATGATGATATTCAAACAATTGACCTGATGGCAGCAAAGAAACTTGCTGCAGGTTTCTGTCAGGCAAACATCTTGAAATATGGAAGTCGCTATGGTGATAAAGATGGTCGCAACAAACGTGATCTTCTCAAAGTTATTCACTATGCTATGCTTCTGCTCCACTTCGATGGGCACTATTCCCGTCAGAATAATGGTCTGTCCGAATTCCGTTGATTATGAAACTCCAAAACAAAACTATGAAACTCTCTGATAATACCCTTGCTCTCCTGAAGAACTTTGCTGGTATCAACAACTCCATTCTTGTGAAGCAGGGTAATCAACTTCGTACTATTTCTGTAGCAAAAAACATTCTTGCTGAAGCAGATATTAATGAAGAGTTCCCCCGTGACTTTGCTATCTACGATCTGAACCAGTTTCTTAATGGTCTGGGACTTCACCAGGATCCTGATTTGGACTTTACCGAAGAATCGTATCTCAGCATCAAAGAAGGTAAACGTCGGGTGAAATATTTCTATGCCGATCCTAACGTGATTATTTCTCCTCCTGATAAAGAGATTCAACTTCCTTCTCAAGATGTTTGTTTCCAACTGGACAGCACTTCTTTGGAGAAACTGGTGAAGGCAGCAGCAGTGTATCAACTGCCCGACTTGTCTGCTGTTGGTGAGGCAGGTGTCATCAAACTGGTGGTTCGTGATAAGAAGAACGATACTTCTAACGAGTATGCCATTGTGGTTGGTGAGACCGATGCTGAATTCACCTTCAACTTCAAGGTAGAGAACATCAAGATTATTCCTGGTGCCTACGATGTGGTGGTGTCTTCTAAACTTTTGTCTCAGTTCACGAACACCAAGTACAATCTGAAGTATTATATTGCTCTGGAACCTGATTCTACTTTCTGTTGATGGAATTTCTTCTTTATCTTTCTACTCAACAAATGGATGTCTATAGAATGGTATCTAACAAAGTTCGAGTAGTTGAAAATGCTCCTATTTGCAAAAAGTATGACATCTTTGGATTTTACGATAGTGCAAAAAGAGTTCTAACAATGTGTACAGATACTCTGAAAAAATTTGAAAATCTGCATATTAATGTTAATGAGACTCTAATGCATGAGTCTGTTCATGTTGCACAATCTTGTAAAACTAGATTTACTTTTTTAGATTCTTTTGGTATTAATCCATCTTTCATGCCTTTAAGTTATCAAAAAGAACAAGATCTAAAGAAAGTGATAACTTTCGATTCTAGACTTAAATATATTGATAGGGAGGCATTTTGGATGGAGGACAAACCCGAAAAAGTCAAGTATGTTCTTCAAAAGTATTGCTTCTGATGAATATCTTCGTTACCTCTCCCTGGCCAGCAGAGAGTGCTATTTGTCTTCCCGATAAACATATCGTCAAGATGCCTCTGGAATGCTGTCAAATGCTTTCCATTGTTGCATCAGAAAAATGGGGACACGGGTATGGGCACCTGTATAAAACAGACAATACTCCCTACAAAACAGAAAAAGGCGCATTTCGCAATCATCCCTGTACAAAATGGGCAGCAGATAGTATTCACAATGCCTATTGGTTGATCAAGTGGGGAATGAACTTGTGTGATGAGTATACTATGCGGTATAATAAAACTCACTCCTGCTACAAGACTCTTGTAGATGCTTTCTACTTATTCCCAAGAGGAAAGATTCCAGAAGTAACTCCATTTGCTCGGGCAATGCCTGAGGAATGGAAATTTGATGATAGCATTGATACCTTTACCGCATACAAAAGGTATATTGCCTCAAAACATTGGGTAAAAGATAACTACCTTCGACTGCCCCAACGTAAACCTGATTGGATTTGATTATGGCAAGTGAATTTCTTTTTGTGGAAAAGTACCGTCCTCAAGTAATTGAGGATTGTATTCTTCCCGATGATACTAAAAAAACATTCAAGGAGTTTGTAGAGAAGGGTGAGATTCCAAATCTTCTTCTTGCAGGACCTCCTGGTATTGGTAAAACTACAATCGCAAAAGCATTATGTAATGAATTGGGGGCAGATTATTATGTCATCAACGGATCCGACGAAGGACGTTTCCTGGATACTGTACGAAACCAAGCAAAGAACTTCGCTTCGACCGTCTCACTTACGGGATCTTCTAAACACAAAGTCATCATCATTGACGAAGCAGACAATACCGGTAATGATGTTCAACTCCTACTACGGGCGAATATTGAGGCATTTTATAACAACTGCCGATTCATCTTCACCTGTAACTACAAGAACAAGATTATTGAACCTCTCCATTCCCGATGTGCGGTCATTGATTTTACTATTAAAGGGAAGCAGAAACAACAACTTGCAGGAAGTTTCTTCAAAAGAGTTCTTCAAATCTTGGATCAGGAGAAAATTGAGTACGATGAAAAGGTTGTTGTTGAACTTGTCACAAAACACTTCCCAGATTTTCGTAGGGTCCTCAACGAATGCCAGAGGTATTCTACAGGAGGAAAAATCGACTCAGGCATTCTTGCATCTTTCTCAGACATCTCTGTAAATGAACTTATTAAAAATCTCAAAGATAAGAACTTTTCTGAAGTCCGAAAGTGGGTGGTCTCCAACTTGGACAACGATGCTTCTAGTCTTCTTCGCAGGGTTTACGACGCCACTTATGATTGCTTACTTCCCCAATCTATCCCTGCTGCCGTTCTTGTTATTGCTAAGTATCAATACCAATGTGCGTTCGTGGCTGACCAAGAAATTAACCTCCTAGCAGCATTAACTGAAATTATGGTGGAGTGTGAGTTCCGATGAATCTATATAAAATAGACTACAAAGTTCTAAAAGAAGAACCTGTAAAGACAACTCCCGAAAATGTAAAGGAGGCAAACGAAGGTTTGTTTCGTGCTAAACTGACTCTTCCTGCTGCTGCAAAGCATTGTGGTATGACGCAGAAAGAAATGAAACTTACCTTCTTTGAATATTTGAAGTATCATCCTAAAGATTATGAAAACAAAAATTGATTTCTTGAAAGTTATTGAGATAGATAAATTATCCAAACTTCTTTCTACCCTAACAGGAAATACTGATCCAACTCAATATTTTGATGTTGGTAGGATGATTGAGTTAGCGTATGAAGCATATAGTAATGGAAATCTTCGAAGAGTTAATTTAACTGGGAGGGATTTGGTAGATAGAAATAATACTACATATGAGTCTAAAAAAGTAACCTTTGGGAATAAGTCTGAGACAGCAGTAAGGGGGGTGGTTGTAAAAAATGGTAGAGGAAAAGATAAAGATGTATCAAATTTTATTCCAGCAGATTACTATATTTTTAGTGATCCAGATAAATTAAAAGCTTGTTGTGTTCCTGGATCAATGTTATATAATATTAGAAAATCTGGTAGCAATGATCTTACCGCCAGTTGTGATCCTGGACCAGAACATTTTTTCTTAAATGGCGGTCCTTCTTCTAATAAAAATTATTTTCAGGAAAAGGATAAACTTATAATGAACTTTATTGAAAGTGTGCAATGAAATCTCTTAAAACACCTCTTCGTTATCCAGGCGGCAAGTCTCGTGCTTGCGTCAAGATGGATCCTTACTTTCCAGACCTTCGCAACTATGATGAGTTCCGAGAACCATTTCTTGGTGGAGGAAGTGTTGCGATTCATATCACTAAGAAATATCCCAGCCTAGATATTTGGGTGAATGATTTGTATGAACCACTGGTAAACTTCTGGCAGCAACTTCAGATGTTTGGGTATGATTTGAAAAGTGAACTTGTTGATTTAAAGAACGCAAATAATACTCCAGATAAATCAAAAGAACTTTTCCTCCAATCAAAGGAACGGATCAATGACAAAACTGTGTCAAACTTTGATCGTGCTGTGGCTTTTTATGTTGTCAATAAGTGCTCTTTCAGCGGTCTCACAGAGAGTTCATCATTTTCACCACAAGCATCCAACGCCAACTTCTCTATGCGAGGGATTGAAAAACTGCCTGCGTATTCTGAACTAATCAAAAACTGGCGTATAACTAACTATTCGTATGATTATCTGATGGATGGAAACAAGGGTGCTTTTATGTATCTCGATCCTCCTTATGACATTAAGGATAATCTCTATGGGCACAAAGGATCAATGCACAAAGGATTTGATCACGATAAGTTTGCTGCTGATTGTGATTCTAATAATATGGATCAATTGGTAAGTTATAATTCTGACCAACTTGTAAAGAATCGATTCAAGAACTGGAATGCTGCTGAGTTTGATCTGACTTATACAATGCGTTCTGTTGGTGAATATATGCGAGAACAAAAAACCCGTAAAGAATTACTGCTATTTAATTATGGAATTGAAGGACTGGTTAAACTCGATCAATCAGACCAAACAGAATCTGATTGAAGAAGACCCTTCGCTTGAGAAGGAATATCCTCCGTATGTTATCAATCGTTGTCTATCTGGGCATATTGATTGTGTAATGTTTGCGAATGAAATGAATCAATATCATTTCCTCCCAAAAAAGATGCAATATGACTTTTTTATAAATAGTCTGAGGAAAAAGAAGAGATTTTCTCCCTGGCTCCGACAAGATAAAATCAAAGACCTTGATTATGTCAAACGTTATTATGGTTATAGTAATGAAAAGGCAAAACAAGCTTTGAGGATTCTTACTAAAGAACAACTTAATTTTATTAAATCGAAATTTGAAACTGGAGGAACAAAATGAGTGTAGTTCAAGAACCTGAAGTGAAGTGGACGCCCGACCAAATGGTGGAAGTGATTCTCAATGAACCTGATGATTTTCTAAAGGTTCGTGAGACTTTGACCCGTATCGGAGTTGCTTCAAGAAAGGAAAAGAAAATCTATCAGTCTTGCCATATTCTGCACAAGCAAGGTAGATATTATCTCGTTCACTTTAAGGAACTGTTTGCTCTTGATGGTAAACATGCTAACTTGACTGTGAATGATGTTCAGCGTCGTAATCGTATTGCCCAACTTCTTGCAGATTGGGGTTTGATTGAAATTGTAGATCTGACTAAGATTCAAGATATTGCTCCTCTGAACCAGATCAAGGTTCTCGCCTATAAGGACAAGGGAGATTGGATTTTAGAAACTAAATATAATATTGGTGCAAAGAAGAAAAAGGTAGAGGATACCGAATAAAAATAGGACGGGTTTCCTACCCGTCTTTTTTTATGATCTAGTATAATTATATACGGATGCCGTAAGGGTCCACACAAACAAACTCGCTTTTTAAGGAGCTACAATAATGACCAGTATCACAAGATATACTGCTGCTGATCTTCCTGCTCTGATGGAGAGGATTACTCGCAATAGTATTGGAATGGACGAATATTTTGATCGTTTATTTAATCTTCACGAAACTACAACAAATTACCCGCCATATAACCTTGTTCAGGTAAATAATGTTGAGTCGCATTTAGAAATTGCACTTGCAGGATTTAAGAAGGGAGAGGTTAATGTTTTCACAGAATATGGAAAACTTTTTGTCGAAGGACAAAAAACAGATTCCGAATCGGATAGGACGTTTATCCACAAGGGAGTGGCTAGCAGAAGTTTTAAACGAGCGTGGACTTTATCCGACGACACAGAAGTCAGGGAAGTCACATTTGAAGACGGACTTCTACGGATCGTACTTGGGAAAGTAATTCCGGAACATCATACTAGGAAAGACTATCTCTAAATAAAAGAAAAACGCCAGATGAAAACTTTTCAGCAGTTTATGGAAAAGGTAGGTGATTTTGGTAATCCACCTTTACAAACCAAAGAAAATTGTTATGGTAGAACTGTAAAGTATGCTATGGCACCAAAAAAGAAAGTATGTGCTTTAGATACTGATAGTGGTTCTGGTGGTTCTTCTGGTGATTCTGGTGGAGACTAAATACTTTTGAATATCGTCGGCGCTAGGGAGGCAACTGGCAAAAACCAGTTGACGCCTCCCATTTTTCTTGGTATAATGTATGGAGGAAAATCAAAACAATGTCAATTAAGTTAGCATTATTGAAATCTGGTGAAACAGTAATTTCTGACATCAAAGAATTGATTTCTGATGAAAAACTATGTGGATATCTATTTACAAATCCACATAAAGTAGAAACTCGTAAAACAATTTTGTTGGTGGAAGAAAATGAAAATCCACATGGAGACTTAGAGGTATCTTTATCTCCATGGATTATACTTACCAGTGATGATCAAATTCCTGTTCCACGTGATTGGGCTATTGCTATTGTAGAACCCATTCAGACAATTAAAAAAATGTATGAGGAGAAAGTAAATGGACAAGACAATCAAGTGTCTTTTACTGAAAGTTGATAACGTAATTGTAACTGAAATTATTGAAGTTGGTTCTGAACTTGGCGAACCAGATTGTAAACTCATTAATCCATATCTCATTGATACTGAAGGCAATTTAACTCCTTGGCCAAATGTAACTGAACAAAGAGAAATGATGATTCATTCTGATAGTATTTTGACTATTGTGGATCCAAAACCAGAAATTGTTGAAAAGTATCTTGAACTAACTGCATAATGCGATTTTATACAAATGTACAGATGGTCGGGGATCACTTCTTGATTCGTGGTTATGAAGATGGAAAACACTTCATGACACGTGAGAAGTTTAACCCGACTCTTTTTGTCCCTTCAAATAAAAAAACTAAATATCAGACTCTGAATGGAGATTATGTAGAAGCAATCGAACCTGGTTCTGTGCGTGACTGTCGTGAGTTTATTAAGAAGTATGAGGGTGTAGAAAACTTTAAAATATATGGGAACACTGGATATATCTATCAATATATTTCTGAGATGTATCCTGAAGAAGAATTAAAGTTTGATATTAGTAAAATCAAAGTTACTACTCTTGATATTGAAGTTGCATCTGAAAATGGATTCCCTGATGTGGAGTCTGCTGCTGAAGAGGTTCTACTAATTACCATTCAAGATTATTCTTCTAAAAAGATTCGCACTTGGGGTCAAGGTACTTTTAACAATAAGCAAAAGAATGTTGAATATCGTGCATTTTCAAGTGAGTATGATCTTCTTACCGATTTCATCAACTGGTGGATGATTGAAACCAACACGCCAGAAGTTGTGACTGGATGGAATAGTGAGATGTATGATATTCCATATCTTGTTCGTCGTCTAGATCGTGTTCTAGGTGAAAAACTTATGAAACGTATTTCTCCATGGGGACTTGTAACAGAAACTGAAGTTTACATTTCTGGTCGTAAGCATATCTCTTATGATGTTGGTGGAATTACTCAACTTGATTATTTAAATCTTTATAAAAAATTTACTTACACCAATCAAGAATCTTATCGCCTTGATCACATTGCTAATGTAGAACTTGGGCAACAAAAATTAGATCACTCTGAGTTTGATACATTTAAAGATTTTTATACTAAAGGATGGCAGAAGTTTGTAGAATACAACATCGTTGACGTAGAACTTGTTGACCGTTTGGAAGACAAGATGAAACTGATTGAACTTGCGATCACAATGGCTTATGATGCTAAAGCAAACTATGCGGATGTGTTTTCACAAGTACGGATGTGGGATACTATCATCTATAACTATTTGAAGAAGAGGAACATTGTAATTCCTCCAAAAGAACGTTCAGATAAAGATTCTAAGTATGCAGGTGCTTATGTTAAAGAACCGATTCCAGGGAAGTATGATTGGGTTGTCTCTTTTGATCTTAACTCCCTGTATCCTCATCTCATTATGCAGTACAATATTTCACCAGAAACTCTTCTGGAGGAGAGGCATCCGACTGTAACTGTTGATAAGATTCTTAATCAAGAAATTACATTTGAACTGTATAAGGACAAGTCTGTTTGTGCGAATGGTGCAATGTTCCGAAAGGATGTGCGTGGATTTTTGCCCGAATTGATGCAAAAAATTTATGAAGATCGCACCATCTATAAAAAGAAAATGCTCGCTGCAAAGCAAGAGTATGAAAAGAAAAAAACAAAGGAACTTGAAAAGGAGATTGCCAGGTGTAATAACATTCAGATGGCAAGGAAGATTCAACTTAACTCTGCTTATGGTGCTATCGGTAACCAGTATTTTCGATATTACAAATTAGCAAACGCTGAGGCAATCACCTTGTCTGGTCAGGTTTCTATCCGTTGGATTGAGAACAAGATGAATGCTTATCTAAACAAGATTCTTAAAACTGATGGTGTCGATTATGTTATTGCTTCAGATACTGATTCTATCTATCTCAATATGGGTCCTTTGGTTGATCGTGTATACGAAGGAAGAGAGAAAACTACTGAAGGCGTTGTTTCGTTCCTTGATAAGATCTGTAAGGTGGAACTTGAAAAGTATATTGAAGGTTGCTACCAAGAACTGGCCGAGTATGTGAATGCTTATGATCAGAAAATGCAGATGAAGCGTGAGAACATTGCTGAACGTGGAATCTGGACTGCGAAGAAACGCTATATCCTGAATGTCTGGGACAGTGAAGGTGTTCGCTATGAAGAACCTAAACTCAAAATGATGGGTATTGAGGCAGTTAAGTCTTCAACTCCTGCCCCTTGTCGTCAAATGATTAAGGATGGGTTAAAACTTATGATGAGCGGAACTGAGGAGGATGTAATTGACTTTATTGAAAAGTGCCGTAAAGAATTTAAAGCACTCCCTCCAGAACAAATTGCTTTTCCAAGAACTGCTTCAGATGTTCGTAAGTATTCTGCATCATCAACAATTTATGCGCCCAAAACTCCAATTCATATTCGCGGAGCACTTCTTTTTAATCATTATGTAAAGGAGAAAAAACTGACTAATAAATATTCACTTATTAATAATGGTGAGAAAGTTAAGTTTATTTTCTTGAAAAAACCAAATATTATTCAAGAAAATGTAATCTCTTTCATCCAAGATTTTCCCAAAGAACTTGGTCTTGACAAATACATTGACTATGAACTACAATTTGAAAAGAGTTTTGTAGATCCTCTCAAATCTATTCTTGATGCGATTGGGTGGAATGTAGAAAAAACAGTAAACCTTGAATTATTTTTTTCCTGATGGACTTTCTTAAAGATATTGTAAAAGAAATTGGTGGTGAGTATACTCAACTTGCTTCCGATATTGATGAGACTGAAACTTATGTTGACACGGGTTCGTACATTTTTAATGCACTGGTTTCAGGTAGCATATTTGGTGGTGTATCTGGGAATAAGATTACTGCTATTGCTGGAGAGTCTTCTACTGGAAAGACTTTCTTCTCTCTCGCTGTGGTTAAGAATTTTCTCGATACTCACCCCGATGGTTATTGTCTCTACTTTGATACTGAGGCTGCTATCACTAAATCTCTTTTAGAATCTCGTGGAATTGATACTTCTCGTCTTGTCGTGGTTAATGTTGTCACCGTAGAAGAGTTTCGTGGAACGGCACTCAAAGCAGTGGATATGTATATGAAAAAACCAGAAGCAGAACGTAAACCTTGTATTTTTGTGCTAGACTCTTTGGGAATGCTTTCCACGAGTAAGGAGATTAATGATGCTCTGAATGATAAAGAAGTTCGGGACATGACTAAATCTCAACTCATTAAAGGTGCATTCCGTATGCTTACTCTTAAACTTGGACAAGCAAAAATTCCAATGATTGTTACCAACCATACCTATGATGTCATTGGTGCTTACGTTCCTACTAAAGAGATGGGTGGTGGCAGTGGTCTTAAGTATGCTGCTTCTTCTATCATATATCTCAGTAAGAAAAAAGAGAAGGATGGAACAGAAGTGGTCGGAAATATTATCAAGGCAAAGACTGCTAAGTCACGTTTAAGTAAGGAGAATAAAGACGTTGAAGTCCGTTTATTTTATGATGAGCGCGGTCTTGATCGGTATTATGGTCTTCTGGAACTCGGGGAACTCGGTGGACTCTGGAAGAATGTTGCGGGTCGCTATGAGATGGACGGCAAGAAAATTTATGCAAAAGAAATCCTGAGAAATCCTAATCAGTATTTCACCGAAGAAGTGATGCAGAAACTTGATGCAATTGCCAAAGAAGAATTTAGTTATGGTTGAACTTAATGATCTCATTCATCTATATGAAAATGCTTTAGAGTCTGAGATCTGTGACTTTCTAGTTTCTTTATTTGAGCAAGTCTCAGATAAACATGAACGTCATAATAATCAGGGCAAACCAAATTTCACTCAATTCAATTTAACTGAGAATCGAGAACTCACTTCAGAAGTTAATCAAGTTCATAATCACATCATCAAAAAAATATTTGAGTATCGTGATAAGTATTATGAATTTATTGACGATAGGGTTTTTCCACAGGAACATGCTCTTGAACAATTTCGTATAAAGAAGTATAATCCTGATGGAGAAGATCGATTTGATACACATGTTGATGTTGTTGATCATGAGTCTGCAAGAAGATTTTTATCCTTCATGTGGTATTTGAATGATGTAGAATCTGGGGGAGAGACTGTTTTTAGAGACTTATCTATCCAACCTAAAAAAGGAACACTAGTAATGTTCCCACCACTATGGATGTTTCCTCATAAGGGAAATCCACCCTTGAGTGGTTCAAAGTATATTTTGAGTGCCTATTTGCATTATAAGTAATGGAACGAATTGAGACAACTATTCTTAGGAATCTAGTATTTAATGAAGACTACTCACGCAAGGTCATACCTTTCATTCAACCAGATTATTTTGAGCAAAAGACCGAGAAGGTTATTTTTGAAGAGATTGTTCAATTCATTGTTAAGTATGGTTCGGCAATCACCATCGAAGCACTTAATATTGAGGTAGAGAATCGCACTGATTTGACAGAAGATCAAATCAAAGAGATTCGAGATATCAACAAGTCTCTGAATGATTCTCCTGTAGAAAAGCAGTGGTTGCTTGACACTACCGAAAAGTGGTGTCGTGATCGTGCAATCTATTTGGCACTCATGGAGTCTATTCATATTGCTGATGGAAATAATAAAGATAAGAATCGTGATGCCATTCCAAGCATTCTTTCGGATGCTCTTGCAGTAAGTTTTGATAATAATATCGGACACGACTATCTTCAAAACTATGAGGAACGTTATGACTTTTATCATCGTAAAGAAGATAAGATCGAGTTTGATTTGGAATATTTCAACAAAATCACAAAGGGTGGTCTCCCTAATAAGACTCTCAACATCGCTCTGGCTGGCACGGGTGTTGGGAAATCGTTATTCATGTGCCATGTGGCTAGTTCCGTCTTACTGCAAGGCAGGTCCGTTCTCTATATCACTCTTGAAATGGCAGAGGAACGAATTGCGGAAAGGATTGATGCAAACCTTCTCAATACTCCGATTCAGTCGTTGGTTGATCTCCCACGTCAAATGTTCGAGAATAAAGTAACCAATCTGTCTAAGAAGACACAAGGAACACTTATAATTAAAGAGTATCCCACTGCATCAGCGCATAGTGGACACTTTAAGGCATTGCTTAATGAGTTGGCACTTAAGAAGTCATTTAGACCTGATATTATTTTCATTGATTACCTTAATATATGTGCTTCCAGCAGGTATAAGTCGAACCTTTCTGTCAATTCATATTCTTATATTAAAGCGATTGCTGAAGAACTTCGGGGACTCGCAGTTGAGTTTAATGTCCCAATTGTCTCCGCTACTCAGACCACTCGTTCAGGTTACGGTAATAGTGATGTTGAACTTACTGATACTAGTGAATCCTTTGGCCTCCCTGCTACTGCTGATCTTATGTTTGCCCTTATTAGCACTGAAGAACTTGAACAGTTGGGACAGATTATGGTGAAACAATTGAAGAATCGATACAATGACCCTACGATCTACAAGCGTTTTATTGTGGGTATTGACAGAGCAAAGATGAGACTTTATGATTGTGAACAGTCTGCACAAAAAGATATACTTGACTCTGGACAGGATGACGAGTATAATGATGAAGACAAGAAACCCAAAAAATCGTTTGAAGGATTTAAATTTTAATGGAAACTGCTAGACACGTTAATTTTGATAAGTATGCCGAGTTTGTGGATGCTGTAACTTCTGATGCATCCAAAGACTTTCTCTCCCTTTCTGATCGTCTTGTCGCACTGGATGAGAAAGGTGCTAATATTGAACGTCTTCTGACTGCTGCCGTTGGTATCAATGCTGAAGGTGGTGAGTTTATGGAGATTGTGAAGAAAATGATCTTTCAGGGTAAACCGTTTAACGAAGATAACCGCGAACACCTGATTATTGAACTTGGTGATATTATGTGGTATGTTGCTCAAGCTTGTATGGCGCTTGATGTAACTCTTGATGAAGTGGTTGCTCGTAATGTGCAAAAACTTCTGAAGCGTTATCCTGAAGGTGCTTTTGATGTTTACTTCTCCGAAAACCGTGCTGCTGACGACCGATGAAAAAAGTTACTCTTAAAATGGATGTTCGTTCGGCTGCAGCCGTTCGTCAAATTCTTTTTGAATCACAAAAAGGATATACTTACGATCCAGAAAGTGTTCCTCCACGCATTTCGGATATTCGTGCTATTATTCAAGACATTGATGGCAATATTGGCGCTGTTCTTGGTGCAGAATAAATATTTCAAAAAATGTCTTTGATTGGAAAGAGAAAAGGAAGACCTACTAGTAAAATTCAATTTGATTTAATTATCAAAAGATTTCAGGTCTTCCTTAAAAGAGAACTTCAACTTACTTATGATATTCCAGTCATATTTGTAGATGATGTTGAGTTTTCTAAAAAAATAGCAGCATTTGGTGAGATATCAAAAGAAAATGTAATTCATTTGAGTATTATCAACCGCCATCCTATTGATATTATGAGAACTCTTGCACATGAATATGTGCATTACAAGCAACATATGGAAAAGGGACTTATTCGTAAAAGTTCTCATGCTGGAAGTCCTACTGAAAATCAAGCAAATGCAAAAGCAGGTGAGATTATGAGAAAATATGGATTTCTTCATCCAGAATTATTTGACCTTATGCCACTTCGGTGATATAATTCTTTTCTTGGGGATATAACTCAGTTGGTAGAGTGCGACCTTTGCAAGGTTGAAGTCAGGAGTTCGAGTCTCCTTATCTCCATTTGCCCGTGTACTCCAACGGTAGAGAGGGTGGACTTAGAATCCATACAGTGGTAGTTCGAATCTACTCACGGGCATCAAATAAATAAAGGATAAATAGATATTAGAAAGGTTAATATAGTTACAGTTTTGTAATAATATTTCGTTTAGAATGAAAACATTTTCCCAATTCATTACAGAGGCAACCTCCGCATCAGTTCAGGCAAAACGTCTTGGACTTGTTGGCGATGGGCACGGAGGGTGGTATAATAGGGCCACTGGTGAATTTGAGGCAAAGACCGTGAGTGGTCAATTGAAGTATTTCAACAAGCGACAAGTGATCGGTGGAAAGGATCCTAAGCAAGGAGAATTTGAAAAAAATATCCCTCTTGGATCTGCTGCCCCAGCACCCTCTGCTCCTGCTCCTCAAGAACAGGTGCCTATGGACCAGCAGGCAGTGGATCAACAACCTGCACCTGAAGAAGCACCAGTAGCAACACCGCCACCCGTTCCTAAAACAAAAGGGACTCTGACTGTTGCTTTTGGTCGTTTCAATCCTCCTACCATTGGACATCAACAATTGATGGATACTGCAGCAATGGCAGCAATGGAGGATGGTGGTGATTATATCATTGTCCCTTCTCGTAGTCAGGATAAAAAGAAAAATCCTCTAGATCCTGATACTAAGATTTCATACATGAGGCGGATGTTCCCTGACCATAGTGAGAGAATTGTCAATGATGTCAATTACAGAACCATTTTTGATGTGCTTAAAAAAGCACATAATGACGGATACAGCAACGTAAGGATTGTTGGTGGTGCAGATCGAGTCAAAGAATTTGAAAGATTATCAAACGATTATAATGGACAACTATATCAGTTTGATGTGATTGATGTTCTTTCTGCAGGTGATAGGGATCCTGATAGTAATAAAGGTGTAGAAGGAGTATCTGCATCAAGGTCACGTCTTGCTGCAGCGGAGGGAGATTTTATGACTTTCCGTTCCGCTTTACCAAAAGGAGTTAGAAATAAACAAGCACTTGAACTTTTTGATTTAGTTCGTCAAGGAATGGGTATTCAAGAAATTCAGCAAGAAGGATATAATACTTGGGAAATTGCTCCAAAATTTGATCAAAAATCTTTAAGAGAAAATTATATTGATGAAAGTATTTTTAAAGTTGGAACCTTTGTTGAAAATTTAAATACTGGATTGAATGGTAAAATTATTCGTAGAGGAACTAATTATCTCATTTGTGTAACTGAGAATGGGATGATGTTTAAATCTTGGATTAAAGATGTCAAAGAATCTTACTCTGAAAAGCAAATGGATAAGATGATGCGACTTCCAGGAAAACCTAATACGTTAGTTGGAACTTTAGGTGCTTTTAGATATGCTGCAATGATGACTCCTGGTGTTATTGGAGTTGGTGCTAAAAATCTTGAAAGTGGTGGAAAACCTTATGGTATTAATTTGATAAATAAAAATAGGAAAAAAGTAAAACGTTAAATTGTTCTCATGAAAAAGCATATTGCTGAAGATCTTCCTGCAAGAAAGCATCCACAAGCACAAATGTCTTCTCCTTCAAAACCAGGAGCAAATAAACCATCTGCAGGTAATAACAAACCAAAGAGTGGTGTAGAAAAAACGGAGGAGGAAAGAATAAGTCAAGCTGCCTCTGATATTCGTCTAAGAAGTAGAAGAGAAAATAAAACACTACAAACTGCATATGCTGAATATATGCAACATAGTGGCCTGAGTGAAGCAGAAAAATCGGCAGTAAAACAAAAACTTTTTGGTAAAGATGGAACTCAGGCAGAAAATTTTGAAATGGATATGAAAGTATCTGCTTCAGATTTGATGGCAAAAGCACTCTATAAAGTGTTTGTAGAAAAGAAAAATGAGGTAGTTGATCTAGATCAACTTAAATATGATTTGGAAGAAAAGGCACATTTTAACAAATATAATACAAGCGAAGGTAAAAAATACAAAGTAAGAGTTACTGATAAAAAAAGTAATGTAACTTATGTAAGATATGCCAATCGTGAAAAAATTAGCCAACTTAGATCAAAAGGTCTTGAAGTTGAAATGACTGAGTATGGAACTCCATATGAAGGTGAAAAGAAAAAAGGAGAGCAAACTGCTTCTGCTTTAGGTGGAGGAAAAGCAAAGAGAGATTATGATGGTGATGGTAAAATTGAAAGTGGCGCTAAAGAATATCGTGGTTCAGTTCATAATGCAATCCAACGTAAAAGAGGTGGAGTTCCTGATGGTAAAGATACATCAAACGTAAAAGAAGAATTCATCGGTGAAGTGTCAAGAATGGCAAATTTGCCTCAAACTGATGCCCCAGAATATGATAATCCTGATGCAAATGCAACTCAAATTGATATTCTTCCAGCAAAAGTAAAAAATAAGGTTGTTGTAAATCCATCAAATACTGTTTTAGCACATACTGAACTTTATGGTGAAGTTATCCTTGAAACTGGATACTCAAAATTTCTTGGAATACTTCAAGAAAAAAAGATGAATAAATCTGAGAAAACAAAAGAAAAAAAGTTAAAAAAGAAGTATGATCCTTCTGGAATGAAGGCAAGTATGCAACAGCAATATGGTGCAGAAAAAGGAAAGAAAGTTTATTTTGCTACAATTCGTAAGCAAGCAATGAAGGAAGCATCTGAGTGTGAAAATGATGATGCTGAAAAAATGAATCTTAAGAAGGATGAAAAAATGGATGCTCGTGCTGTTCCAACTGCAATGAGTATTGCAAAAATTGGTGCAAGATATAGAGGAGCAAAAAATCCTATTGTAATGGTTTCTCCTGAATAAATAGGACAGGATACTCTTCACACGGAGGATATTATGTCCGCTTTAGTAGCATGGTGTCTTGCTAATCAGGCTCTAATTGCAACTGTTCTGTTTGCAGTTTCAGAGGCATTAGGAGCAAACCCAAAAGTCAAATCAAATGGCATTCTTTCACTTATTCTTCTTCAAATTCAAGGACAATTAAAAGCAAAAGGTGCTAAGGATTTAACTCCTGGACAATGAAATTAAAGGAGACCAAACTTAAGGTCTCCTTTTTTTATAAATATGAATAGAAAAAGAATTTATAGGTAAGACACATGGCTCTTTGGGGCATTTCTACAACTTCCGAAACTGCTGCTAATAACTACGCTATTCCAAAGCATCTGTTAGAGACAGACAGAAATACAACTCCTTGGAATTGTTTTGCAGATGTTCGTGGTTGGGTAGTAAGAAGATACAAAACAAAAGCAAACTCTGGTATTTCAACTCGTTATTATGACGAAGTATTAGTTCCTGTCGTTGGACTGAATACTACAAATACTGGTGGAACTCCTGGTATTGGTGTAGGGGGCCCAGTTGCTGTTTTCTTTGAGGATCCAAATCAAGCATCACCAATTTCTGTAGGTGGTGGTGGAACAACTGGCATTACTACAGGACAAACTGGATATGTTCATGTAGTGTTTAATGAACTTGTTTTTGCTGGGGCTGGTTCAACAGTTCGCATCCGCGCTTTTGATGCAAATGGTGCTAATGAATCAACAGCGATCATTGGATATGCATCATCAAACGGGAATACGCAATATGCTTGGGCAGGTGACGCAGCAACACATGGGTCACCAAATGTTTATACTGAATTTAATGGTCAAATTACTAATAGAGTAGCATTTGGATTTACTGCACCATCAACAGTTTTAACAGCAAATGTTCCTTTCTTAATCACTGCCACCACATCTGGTCAAACTGTGGGGGTTGGTGCTACTGTAATTTTTGTTGATTCTGTATCTGGAGTGTCTGTTGGAAGTTCAGTTACAATTACTGGAAAACTTACTAATACCCCAGTAGTTTCAATTGGAGACACTTTTGTAAGAATTGGAAGTGCCAATACAATTGCATCTACAATTACTGCTGGTCTTGCTGTTACTTTTAGTACTCGTACTAACGCAACAGTTCTTAAAATTGATGTTCCATCTGGATTTGTTGGAGTTATCACTGACGGATCTAATGGAGTAGGTGTTACTAGTTCATTCACCTCTCAATTTGGTGATGTTCTTATTCGTAATGTTGGTGGTGCTGGAACTACTGGATCAGTTGGATTAGGTACAACTACATTGACAGTAACTGCATGATATGAGATTTGATGAATTGAATGAAGGTAATTATTTGTTATTTGCTATAAAATTCTACGATAATCCTCAAGCTTTAACAAAAGATGATTTTGAGGATGATTTGAAGCGAATCAAATATATTAAAAGACTTTTAAAAAGATATAAGAACACTGGTGAATTAAAAGTTCATTTAATTCTTAATCATTTAACAGTTCTTTTTAATGTATTCAATGATGCTGCTGTGCCATTACTATTTTATAATTTAGAAAAAGATCTTTGGCCATATATAAAAAGTTTTCTTGTTTTTTTGAATCGTTTTCCAGAATATCCCAAAACTCAAATACATGATATTCAAGAAGATAATGAGTGTCTCTCTCAATTGCAAGCAATTTAATGGATAAGTTAGATAAATTAATTCAAACTATTCGATATTTAAAAGAAGATGGTGCGATTGGTGGAGCACCAACAAATTCTGTTGGTGATGGTGGATTGACTAGTAGTGGCCAAAAATTAGCAGGATATGATAAAATTTTAGGATTCACCAGAAGAAATAAACCATCGATCATAGGTAAAGGTAAATATCCTGGTGCTAGAAAACGTTGGTCTAAAAAGAAGAGGTAAAATGTTCTCACAAGAATCAAAATTGGCGGTTCTTGAATCTAAACTCAGCATTTATGAAGACCTATCCCGCGAAATGCTTTCCAAATTGGAATCAGCAGTAGATAAAATATCAGAAGGCAATTCGCGTATTGCTACAATTCTTGCAAAACACGATGAGAGAATAGAGCAAAGTATCAGAAATGATGATTTACTTATCAAAATGATTGATGAGATCAAAAAAGATAATGAGATTGAACATAATGAAATGGCAGAGAGATTTAATAAAATAGAAGAAAATATAGATAATCTTTTGAAATTCAGATGGCAAGTTGGTGGTGTTCTTGCCGTTTTAGTTATTGTAATTACTGTTACTGGTTCTTGGTTACCTACTGTCTTGACTCCCAAACCTGCTCCTGCTACAATAGAAAGAGCGAAGTAATACCCCCTTCATAATGGATTTTGTTGACTCCAAGTACATTGGACTTGTTTCATCACGCTTGCAAAAATTTAAAAGGGTCAAGTCGGATCTTTACAACTTCCGCTGCCCTATCTGTGGGGACTCCCAGAAGAACAAGAACAAGACGAGGGGATACTTGTATCCTGTAAAGAACAATACTAATTTTAAGTGCCACAACTGTGGTGCAAGTATGTCCTTTAATAACTTCCTCAAAGAAATCGATACAGTATTGTATAAGCAATACACAATGGAGAAGTTTAAGGAAGGACACACTGGAAAAAACTTCGTTGTAGAAGAACCTAAGTTTGAGTTTGTCAAACCAGTTTTTAAAAAGAAATTAGATCTACCTAAAGCATCTGAGAATCAAGTAGCAAAAAACTATTTGGAAAGAAGGAGACTTGATCCTGAAAAGTTTTATTTTGCTGACAAATTTAAAGAGTGGACAAACACTCAAAAAGTTACGTTCGACACTATTGGTAGGGATGAGAGTCGAATTATTATACCAATGTATGATATTGAAAGTAACTTGATTGGTTTTCAGGGAAGAGCGTTAGGTCCTAACCCTGTTAAATATATTACTGTGATGCTTTCTGATGATGCCCCGAAGATTTATGGTCTTGACCAAGTGGATTCTTCGAAACCCATTTACATTGTTGAGGGACCCTTCGACTCCACGTTTGTACAAAATGCTGTTGCTATGTGTGGGTCCGACGTTGATATTGGGTCGTTTGGTTGGGGCGATTATATTTACGTTTTTGATAACGAACCTCGCAATCGAGAAATCGTCAACCGAATATCAAAAACTATCGACAGAGGAGACAAGGTAATTATTTGGCCAACATCCATTGAGCAAAAGGACATTAATGATATGGTGCTCACTGGACTTAACGTTATGGATGTGTTAAAATCAAATACATATTCAGGTTTAGAAGCAAAAATTAAGTTTAACAACTGGAAGAAAATATGAGTAACGGAACGAACGTCGTCAAAAGGAACGGTAAAACTGAACCCCTTGATTTAAATAAACTCCATGTTATGGTGGAAGAGGCATGTAAGGATCTCGCAAACGTATCTGCATCACAAGTTGAGATGCAGTCTGGTATCCAATTTTATGATGGCATCACCACAGCAGAGATTCAAGAGATTCTGATTCGCTCTGCTTCCGATTTGATTGATCTGGAGCACCCCAACTATCAGTTCGTTGCTGCTCGTCTGCTGCTGTTTGCCCTCCGTAAACAGTTGTTTGGTGGTATCTATGACTGCCCAACTGTCAAACAGCATGTAGAACGTTGTGTGGGGCGTGGTGTGTATGATCCAGAAATTCTTTTGCTGTATACCGACGAAGAGTTTGATAAACTTCAGTCGTTCATTGATCATAGCCGTGACTATTTGTTCACTTATGCAGGTCTACGTCAGGTCGTTGATAAGTATCTCGTGCAGGACAGAAGCACTGGAGCACTTTATGAAACGCCACAGTTTATGTACCTTTTGATTGCGGCAACTATTTTTTCCAAGTATCCAAAAGAAACACGTTTAGACTACGTTAAAAGGTATTACGATGCAATCTCAAAGCACAAAATCAACATTCCAACCCCCATCATGGCGGGAGTTAGAACACCACTTAGACAATACGCTAGCTGTGTCCTTGTTGATGTTGATGACACCCTCGATAGTATCTTTACTAGCGATATGGCTATTGGCAGATATGTTGCACAAAGGGCGGGCATCGGTATCAACGCAGGTCGCATCAGGGGCATCAACTCTAAAATCAGAGGTGGAGAAGTGCAGCACACAGGTGTTGTTCCATTCCTCAAGAAGTTTGAAGCGACTGTCCGATGCTGTACTCAAAATGGCATTAGAGGTGGATCAGCTACGGTTCACTTCCCCATTTGGCACTCAGAAATCCAAGACATCCTAGTACTAAAAAATAATAAAGGAACCGAAGATAATCGTGTTCGCAAGTTAGACTACAGTATCCAAATCTCTAAACTCTTCTATGAACGATTTATCCGCAACGAAGACATTTCACTCTTCTCTCCGCACGACGTTCCTGGTTTGTATGATGCTTTTGGCACTGATGGATTTGATGAGTTATACAATGTTTATGAACGAGATCAGTCTATTTCAAGAAAAACTATCGCTGCTCAAGAACTCTTTCTTTCACTCTTGAAAGAACGTGCAGAGACTGGTCGTATTTACATTATGAATATTGACCACTGTAACTCCCACTCTTCTTTCATTGATAAAGTTGAGATGAGTAACCTTTGTCAGGAAATTACTCTTCCTACTAAACCACTTCAACACATTGATGATACTGATGGTGAAATTGCTCTTTGCATCCTTTCTGCTATTAATGTTGGCAAAATCAGGGATAACGAGGATCTTGAAGTTCTTTGCGACCTCTCAGTGCGTTCTCTGGACGAATTGATTGACTTTCAGGGGTATCCTGTCAAAGCAGCAGAAATCGCCACTAGAGCACGTCGTTCGCTTGGTATTGGTTTTATTGGTTTGGCACACTATCTTGCTAAGAATGGTGAGCACTATGATGATCCCGGTGCCTGGAAACTTGTTCACGATTTGACTGAGGCATTCCAGTATTATCTGATTCAAGCAACAGTCAACCTTGCAAAAGAGAAAGGTGCTTGTGAGTATTCGCATCGCACCAAATATGGTCAAGGTATTCTTCCAATTGATACATACAAGAAGGATGTGGATGAAATCGTTCCAAACGAATTGAAGTATGATTGGAGTAGTCTTAGGGAACAAGTTTTACAATACGGGGTACGGAACTCAACACTGTCCGCACAGATGCCATCGGAGAGCAGTTCCGTTGTGTCAAATGCCACAAATGGAATCGAACCACCTCGCGGATACTTGTCCATTAAGAAGTCGAAGAAAGGACCACTCAAGCAGATTGTTCCCCAGTATCAATCACTTAAGAACAATTATACGCTCCTGTGGGATATGCCTAGCAATCGTGGGTATATTCATATTGTTGCTGTTATGCAAAAGTTCTTCGATCAAGCGATTTCTGGAAACTGGTCGTATAATCCAGAAAATTATGCCGATAATGAAGTTCCTACTTCAGTGATGGCACAGGACCTTTTGACTTGTTATCGCTATGGTTGGAAAACAGCATATTACCAAAATACCCACGATATGAAAAATGACGAAGTTGAAGAACCAAAACAACAACTTCAATCTCTTCTTGATGACATTATGAGTGGTGATGATGATTGTGAAAGTTGCAAAATTTAACTTCGTTAAATATTACAGTGTGAGTTAGTTTAGTAGGGAGAATTATGACATTTAGTTTTAAAACAGGTTTGGAGGATAAACCAATGGTCGATTCAATGACCGTTTTTAATCCTCATGAAGTAGATACTAAAAAACAACCAATGTTTTTTGGCGCTCCATTAGGAATTCAAAGGTATGACTCTTACAAGTATCCAATTTTTGATAAACTAACAACACAACAACTGGGTTATTTCTGGAGACCCGAAGAGGTATCTCTTCAAAAAGATCGTAGTGATTATCATATGCTACGCCCAGAGCAAAAGCACATCTTCACCAGCAACTTGAAGTATCAGGTAATGCTGGATTCCGTTCAGGGTCGTGGACCTGGTATGGCATTTGCTCCATACTGTTCACTTCCTGAACTGGAAGCGTGTATGAAGGTATGGGAGTTTATGGAGATGATCCATTCCCGTTCATACACCTATATCATCAAGAATGTTTACTCAGACCCATCTGAAGTTTTTGATACCATTCTCAAAGAAGACCGCATTATGGAACGTGCCGTGAGTGTGACTCAGGCATACAACGATTTCATCAATAGTGCTCATCAGTATGACAATTCAAATGAGTGGGTTCACGCATTAGAACAAGTACCATACGCACGAGAAGCAAGGTATGAACTCAAGAGAAAACTATTCAGAGCAGTTGCAAACGTTAATATTCTTGAAGGTATTCGCTTTTACGTCAGCTTCGCTTGTAGTTTTGCGTTTGGCGAACTCAAGCTTATGGAAGGAAGTGCAAAGATCATCTCACTGATTGCTCGTGATGAGAACCAGCATCTGGTTATCACTCAAAACATTCTGAACAAGTGGAAAGAAGGTGATGATCCTGAGATGGCACGTATCAGTAAAGAAGAAGAGCAGTGGTTCTATAAGACCTTTGAAAACGCTGTGAACCAAGAAAAACTTTGGGCAGAGTATCTGTTCAAGGATGGTTCGATGATTGGTCTTAATGACAAACTATTACAACAGTATGTCGAATGGATTGCAAACCGTAGAATGAAGGCAATTGGACTCAAACCACTTTATGATATTCCTGCGAAGAATAACCCTCTTCCTTGGACTTCTCATTGGATTGATTCCAAAAATTTACAAGTGGCACCCCAGGAAACGGAAGTGGAGAGTTATGTGGTTGGTGGAATCAAACAAGATGTCACTAAAGACACTTTCTCGGGATTTCAGTTATGAATTATTATGTTTATGTTTATTTGAAAGAGGATGGAACCCCCTACTATGTTGGTAAGGGGAAAAATGATAGGTGGAAACAAAAATCCCATAGTGTAGAGGTTCCACCACCAGAAAGAGTTATTTTTCCATTACAAAATGTTGATGAAGAAACTGCATTAAATGAAGAAATTAATTTAATTTCTAAATGGGGCAGATTAAATAATAAAACTGGAATTCTAGAAAATAAAACTGATGGTGGGGATAAACCACCAAAACAATATAAAAATTTATATACTCCTTATGAAAGAACTCCAGAAATAAGAGAAAAGCAATCAAACTCTGCTCATAAAATGGGAAGACCTGGAAAACAAACTCCAGAGGAAATTGAAAGAAAGCGTGAATCAATGAAAAAAGTTTGGGCAGAAGGAAAAAGAAAAAAACTTCCCAGAGATGAGAGTGGTAGATTTATAAAAAATGAATCCTAAAATACTCAAAGATGATTCCAACTATGATGAATGGTGTGAACAGGAAATCCTGAACGCATATAAGGAAGCAGCAGAATCTGATGAGTTTCTGTTTGGTGATTATGATTTTAAGAAAGAATGGTTAGAGGGTCGTTAAGACCCTCTTTTTTTATAAATAAAATTATAGAAAAATCATAAAAGAAAAAATGTCTAGAATTACTGGAACTGATGCTTTTAATATGATGGAAGCATATAATAATGTTTATGCTCCTCAAGAAGAGGTTGAACTGACTGAAGAGCAAGTTCAAGAGGACTTTGAGAACTGGGTAAATTCACTTGTAGAAGAAGGTTATGACCTCAGTGAATATACTTGGGAAGATATGTATGAAGAATATTTGAATGAATTAACTGCATTTGATGCCGGTGGTGGAAAAGCAAAAGTTCAACAATTGATGCGTCAAGGAATTGGTGGAGTAGAAGCAAATAGAAGAGTTTCTACTACTGGTGAATATCTTCAAAGACAAAAGGCACAAGCATCCACAAGACCTGCATCTGCACAAAATCTTCGTGGACTTACAATTGGTCCTGGTGGTTTTAATATTCAAGGTAAACCAGTTCAACCAGGAATGTCTCCTATTTTCCAGAGACCTGGACAACCAGCACCTACGAGACCTGTAGTGCAAGCACCAGCAAGACCTGCAACACAAGCACCTGCTTCTGCACCTGCAAGACCTGCAGTACAAACATCTACAAGACCTGCTTCTGCACCTGCTCCTAAACCACAACTAGGACCAACAGGTAAACCATTAGTCGGTGGTATTGAAAGAAGAACTCCAACTTCTGCTGAACTTAGACAAGCACAGCAACTTAGAGCAACAGGTGCAAACTTGACTGGTACTGGAGCACTTGCAACTAGACCTACAACATCTGCTCCTGCTGCGGCAACAACTCCTGCTCCTGCTGCTACTACATCAAAACCAAATCTTCAACAGCAAATTAGACAGCGCAGATTGAATATGGACTTAGACCTATTCGATATCGTTCAAGGTTATCTAATTGACGAAGGTTATGCTGAAACTGAAGAAGCAGCAGCAGTCATTATGGCAAATATGAGTGAAGAATGGAGACAAAGTATTGTGGAAGCTTATGGTTCTTTCGGTGCTAATATGGCTGGTGCAGAACTGCAAAGAAGAGCAACTTTAAAAGTGCGTGAGGATGAGAGAAAAAAGATTGAGCAAGAAAAAAAGGGTAGTTCTGGAGCATCTTCACAAGTAAGAGGTGCGTGATACAATTTTTTAAATAGTTTATCAGAGGGTCTAACCAACCCTCTTTTTTTATAAATAACTAAAAAAGTAAGAAGAAGATGAAGTCTTTTAGTCAGTTTTTACAAGAGTCATATTTGAATGAAGATGAAAAAAAGAAAAGAGATCTTGAAGCTGCAGCAGCATTAGCAGCTGCAACTACCCCTCTTGCAGGATCAGTTGCTTTAGGTAATAATGATCCACTAAAAAGATTGGATGATAGATTAGATAGAGATACATATAATAGTCTACCAAACAGAAGCAAGCAAAGATTAGGTGGTCCTTCTGCTTTAGGGAGACAGAGACAACCATTGCGAGGATCTGCAGGAGCTCCTGCAATTAGAAGTGCAAGAGCAAGAGCATCGGCAAATGCAGCACCAGAAGTTTCGCAAACTAATAAAATTGCATCTCAAACAACTCAACCAGAAGTAAGTCCTCAAGGAAAAACAACTACAGTAGCAAGTCCTGCAAGAAAACCGTCAGGAGCTGCTGCTGATGCTTGGCAACAGTTTCCTGGAAACCCGCCAAAAAAATATGGAACTCCAGAACCACCTTCAAGTAGAGTTCCTTATGGAAATAGAACACTTTCTGGAACTCCTTCAAGACTTGCTTTACCTGCTTCAGGATCAACTAGTAGTCGTGGTAGGCGAGAATTTACTCCAGAACTTGAAGCAGCTGAGCGAAGAAACAGAGCAGCAGCAAAAGAAGCAAGAGCAGCAGCATACGATGCCAAGCAACCTGCCGGCAAATTAGCAACTCGTGGAACTAATCCACAGGCACCCCCAGAAGCTATGATGAGAGGTGCATATGATAAAGCGTCTACACCCAGAACATCTTCTGGAGGTTCTGGAGGAAAACCACCAGCACTTCCTGCGGTTGGACAAACTGGAGGAAAACCACCTACTGGACCAAAAATTAAAATTCCATCAGGACTTAAACGAGCTGGAAGAATCGGTGGAAAACTTCTTGGACCTGCAGCAGCAGCACTTGATGTTGCTGATGAAAGAGCAAAAGGTTCTGGTTGGTTGAGATCAGGACTTAAAGCTGCTGTAGTTGGTGGTGCTGGTGCTTTAGGTGCAGCAGCAGGCGCTCCACTTACTCCAGTAGGATCTCTTGCAGCAGGAACCGGTGCTGCAATGGCAGCATCTAAGGCATTTGATGTTGTTGCTGGTGCTAATGCGGTTGAAAGAAAAGCAATGGCAACAGCAAATCGTCAAAAGCAAGCAGGAACTGCAATTAAAGGTATTGGTGGACAAACATCATTTAGTCAGAAAAAACCAGGTGGTCCTGCATTTATGTCAACTGGTTCTGGATCACAAAGAAAAACTGTTCAACTTGCTAAAACTGGTGTAGTTCAAAGAGGTGGGCAATCAACAGCAGGACATCTTGCGTTTAAGGATGGTAAAGCAGTTTATAAGGCAGGGCCAAGTGCTCAATCTCTTGCTAAAACTTCTTCTAATCCATTAGAAAGAATTGGAAGAACTATGTTTGCAGGTGCATACAAGAAGCATGATGCTGTAAAAGCACAACAAGCACTTCAAAAAGCAAGACAAAATGATGCTGCTCGCAATAAGAAACTTGGGGTAAAAGCACTTCCTGGTAAGTGATTTTTTATAAATATCTTTATAAAAAGGTATTAAAATCATAACCATGTCTAGAATTTCGCAAGACTTCATTAATTCTGTTGGGTATTTGTATGAAGAAATCAATATCCAACAGGAAGATTTTTTGAATGAAGATTCTCAATATTATGATGCGGAAGCAGCAGAAATAGTAGAGGATATTCTTGCTACTATTTCAACTTCAATGGTTTATGAAGGATATAGTGCTGAAGGTATTATTGGATTTCTTGCAGATTCTTCAGAAGAAACAATTATTGAAAAGTATTTGAGTTTTGATGAAAGTATTCTTACCGAAAGTGTAGTTTCTGAAGATTATATTCAAGAACAATTAGAACTTTTTGATGTTGCAATTTATGAGGGTTTGGCAGATAAATTGTTAGGTGGTGCCATTAAACTTGCGGGAAGAATAGCATCAAAACCTGCAAGAAAAAAAGTTGCAAATATAATTCAAAATTCCAAAAGACCTGAAGTAGCAAGAAGAAGAATACAAAATCTTGCTCAAAAGGAAGCGAGAAAAGGAAATGTTGGTGGATATAGTCCAACAAAATCACCAGTTGATGGTGGAAAACCAATGACTGGTAAGCAGTCTGCAGAATTACTTTCAAAGGCAAAACTAAGTCAAGCAACTCAAAAAGTAAAGGATGTTGCTTCAAAAGCAAAAGCAGTACTTCCAGGAATTGCTAAAGGTGCATTAATCGGAGGTACTGGTGTTCTTGCTGGATATATGGGAGCAAAACTTGGAGGTGCAGGTTCTGGATCAAAACCAACAGGATCACCACAACCAGCTACAACAACACCAGCAGCACCAACAGCATCACCGAAACCACCTGCAACACCTTCTGGATCTGGCGGTGGTGGAGGAGGATCTACTGCAACACCTACAAAACCAAAGTCTGATTCTGTAACTTCTAAGTATAAAGAACTCATTAAACAAGGAAAAACTAAAGAAGCAGAAGAACTAGGACTAAAAACTTGGGCAAAGGCAAAACCAGAACTTGCTGCTAAACTAAACCCAGATGGCACTCAAAGGGGCACTGGTCAAAGTCAAATGGAAAAAGATGCTGAAGAACTTCGTAAAATGGGCAACAGATCTAAGCAGCGTCAGGGAGAATTGATGGGTGGTCCGGAAGGTCCTGGAAAAATTGATACTAAAGCAGTAGAAGATGCTTTAAAGGCAGAACAAGAAAGGCAACAGAAAAAATTGGAACAGCAAAATAAAACCCCTGTAACTGCAAAAGAATCATATCAACCTTACGATGTTGTTTTAAATTACTTGCTGTCTGAGGGTCATGCAGACACCTTAGACGAAGCAAATTACATTATGATGGAAATGGATGAAACTGCAATTGGTACAATCATGGAACAATATGAGGATTATTTACTTGCTGAAGAAATTCAAGAGTGGGTGAATGGTCTTGTAGAGGAAGGTTATGATCTTTCACAATATACCTGGGATGATATGGTTGAGTATTATGTAACTCAGAATTGATCACATTATAACATCTTCAAAGGGGGCTTGACAAGTCCCCTTTTTTTGTCTAGACTACCTTTGTCCCGGTTGAAGATGAGGCTTTAGCTAATCTTAGAAGACTTAAGAACGATGCCATAAATTCTTTCAGATTCGCTCATATAAAAGGTTCCACCAATATTTGTATTATAATATTCTTCACTCATCAGTACATTACGATTAAACTGTTCATAAGTTTCATAATAACTCATAGATTTCTTATGAGGACATAGGTAGAGGATTTCACGAAGAAAATGTTCTCTACCTAATTTCTTTACATCTTCATTAAGTTCATCACAAGATCCGAAGTAGTTTTTCCAATCAGACTCTTCGGTCTTTCTTCTTCCTGTTTTTTTGTTCTTTTGTCTTGTCCAGAAATGTTTTTTACCAATGTATTTTTTATTGTTCGTAAGATTCGTAATTATATAAACAAACCCTTCCATCCCTTTGGGAACATCGGTAAAGACTTCTCCATTATATTGCCAATCCATAAGAATTCTTTATTTGACTATTTAGATTTGCAGTCAAAGACCAGGAGTGCTATACTAAAAAAAGATAATGATTTTCTAAATACTATGGTGACACTTGAAACTACTCTTCGTCAATCACACGATTGGGCAATTGACAGGATGCATTTCCTATGTGAACAAAAAAATATTGAAAATGCCCATGCGATTCAATCTGAATTTAGTGAATGGTTGAATCCCGATATTCCAGAGCATGATGTATTTTCATTAGAGTACATAGGAGAAGAAGATGACATTGGATCTTCATAACTTTTTTAAGTTTTACGACGACACTAACTCAAATCATGTAGCAGCAGTTCAATGGTTAGAAGATAACCTACCTGCTCAATTCCTTGACGATTCAGAAACCGATTGGATTGGAATTTTTAGAACCAAACCACCTACACCAGCAGTTCTGAATGTTCCATATTTCAATCAAGTAGACAATTACCGAGATGCACATAGAACTTGTAACAGTTCATCGTGCGCTATGTGCCTTGCTTTCCTTAAGCCAGGAAGCATTAAGGGCGATGATGAGTATGTCAAGAAAGTATTTGCAATTGGTGATACAACTGATCATGCCGTACAGACGAAAGTTCTGGCAGGTTATGGTGTTAAGTCACACTTTAGTTACAATCTATCTTTTGCTGATATTGATAAAAGTTTGGATGCTGGAAAGCCCGTTGTTATTGGCATACTCCATAGGGGTTCTCTTTCTGCACCTACTGGTGGGCATATGTGTGTTGTAATTGGTAAGACTCCAGATGGTAAGGGATATTTTGTGAATGATCCATATGGTTCATTGAATGATAACTATACTGGACCTGTGACTAACGGTAAGAAAACAATTTACACCAAAGCAGTTCTCAAGCACCGTTGGTGTCCAGGAGGCAACGATGGATGGGGTAGAATCTTCGACTAGATTTAAGGCAAAGATGCTTAAGGTGATTAAAGAACTTACTAATCATGGAAAGCATCTAGAAGCAAACGAACTTTATCAACGTTATTTCGGAGACAACAATGGCAAAAATCGATCTTCATAATTTCTTTCAGTTCTATGATGAAAGAAACCCTAATCATGTTAAAGCAGTTCAGTGGTTAGAAGATAATCTCCCAGTTAAGTATCTGGAAGATAATGTAGACTGGGCAGAGATTTATCGCGGAAAAAAGACTAGTGCTGCACCAGCAACCCCTGCTGCTGCAGCGCCTGTAGTTGGTGGTGATGATCTCCCACAGATGGGAATCAAGTTAATCAAAGAGTTTGAAGGATGTCATCTTAAGGCATATCCAGACCCTCTGACTGGTGGACTTCCAATCACAATTGGTTGGGGTTCAACCCGTAAGAAGGATGGTTCAGCATTTAAACTTGGCGATACTCTTTCGCAAGCAGAAGCAGATGATCTTCTCATCGAACAATGTAAGAAAGAGTTCCTTCCTGCATTGCGTAAAATCCCACATTGGAGTGAAATGTCAGATGGAAAAAGAGGAGCTTTGCTCAGCTTTGCTTATAATCTTGGTGCCGGTTTTTACGGTGGTGATAACTTTAATACTATTACTAAACGCCTGAAGAATAAAGAATGGGACTTAGTTCCAGATGCTTTATACCTCTACAGAAATCCTGGTTCAAATGTAGAAGCAGGATTGGCGCGTAGAAGAAAGACAGAAGGTGAATCTTGGAAGAAGGGATGACTAAATAGTTTCAACCGTTGAGTTGAAGCAACTCCACCACCGCAGTGAGTTGTGATTTGTAGGTTCTAGAGAATCTCAAACCACCGACTCACTGTTTTTCTATGTCTTACACGCAAAAGGCGCTGGCTGCAGCGTCTGCGCTCTTACTTGGAGTGCCAACTGCAGCATTATCTCACACCAACTCCATCGGATATGTTGGTGGTGGTAATGGATCAGTTACTTTCTGGTATGGTAACTGGCATCCAGGAACTACCTTTAACGAAGGGACTTTAACGTTACAAGGTATCAACGGAACTAATTTTTCTGCAACAACCGTTAACTGGACTTTACTTTCAGCAACAAGACCGGATGGATTGATTGATGGTACAAACTATTTTACTTCTAACGGATCACAATTAGTTGCTTATGGTAGCAATAGTCAGGTATCATCAACTTGGCAGGGTGTAACTTTTACTGGACTTGGTGCTGGAGATTATCAATTCACTTACAATGCTGCTGGAGCTCCAACAGCTAATTGGATGCCTATGGATAATGTCATCCTTTCTAGTACTGTAGTTCTTACCGCTGCAGCACTTTCTGGTGATGCTGATGGTGATGGTATTAATGATACAACTGGACAACCAATTGCACCACCAGCACCAACTCTGGTAAGTTCTAATACTGCTAATAATGTATCTTCAACTGTTGCTGTTCTTACTCCAGTATCCGAAACAACTGTTACTCACACAGCAACAGAAGATGGTGGAAGACAAAGAATCAACCGCCACAATCAAACTGATGTAACAACAACTTCTGTTACAACCATCACTACAACACCAGTTACAACCGATACTTATAGTGATAATTCAACGGTAGTTACAAATGGAACTGCTGTTGTAACCACATCACAAGCAAGCACAGTTGCAACTACTCACGAATATGCTGACTTCTATGGTCGTGTAGATCAGTACGAAGTTATGGATAAGATTGGTGAAGGATTGCAAGGACTTCTCAATCACGAACCAACTAAGTCAAAAGAAAAAATCAAAGTGTTCAGTAAAAATTACTATGCCTGGTCACATGGAGAGAATGGTTACTCTGGAACTTCATTCATCTATGGTGGTGGTGTAGAGATTGATATCAAACCAACCTGGACGATTGGTGGTCAGTATAATAATATAACTCTAAATCTGAATGGAACCGATAGCACTTCTAAACTTCTGAAGAGTCACTATGGCGTCTTTAATATGTTGAGAGGTAATACTTTATCACTTCTGACGAATGCTGGTCTTGCTCAAAATAACTATAATGTATCTAGAAATGTTGCTGGAGTTTTCAAAAATGAAAGTCAGACTTCTGGACAAGAGTGGTGGGTCAGCAATAGACTTTTCATTCATGCTCATAAGAATATAACTCCTTTCGTTGGATATACTGTTCGTAATTATACAAGAAACGCATTCAGTGAAACTGGTTCTCCTGAATCAGTAAGAAGTGTTGGTGGTATCAATGAAACTTATCACGTCGGTGAAGCAGGTCTGAGACTTGAAACTCGTTTTGGTGGTAAGAAAAAAGATTTATTTGGTTTAAGTATTGAAGGTTCTTATGCAACTGATAATGCTATTGAAGCATCTGCAACTCTTGACTACAAAGAGATTGTTAGTGTTCAAGGAATTCATCAGATTAATAATGGTGTAAGTAACACTGCAGTTTCCGCAAATGTTAAGTTTAGGTTCTAAAAACCTAAATAAGACAGACTTCATCACACGGAACTGATGGAAAACGACAAGAAAGGTAAATGTATGAGTACTGTTATTCGTATTGCGATCTTGGGTTGGTCCGCTGCTCTTCTTACTGCTAGTTATGCTGGGGCTCTATCTAAGATGGACCCCACTTTTATTGCAACTGTCTTCACTGCATCTGCTGCAACTTTCGGTATTAACACAATGAAGAAGGGTGGTGATGAAGATGAAAAGAAAGAAGAACCACGTAGAGAAGTGGTAATTGAACCCACTCCAGAACCACCAGCACCAGAAGTTGCTGTTGCAGAACCATCTCTTGAAGAAAGAGTTGAAGCACTTGAAGAAGGTCAAGTTACACCTCGCACTGGAGCGTAATGTCTAAATCCGCAAACAAGGGAAAGAAAGGTTCTGGTGGTGCAGGTTCTGCCAATAACAAAAAGCAGAACTCTGGTAATGCGAATGCAAACAAGGCAAAAAATGGTGGCAAGAAAAAATGAGGTATTATGCCAAGAGAATGGAATACTCCTATTCGGGAACCTTGGAACCCGATAATTAAGAAGTGTCTAGATGCTGTCGATGAACATACTCGGCAGCATCTATTGACAGGTGATGAGTGGCACCTTTCTCAAGCAGAAATATTAAGAAAGTATGTAAAAGACCTAAAAGTATGGATACATAAAGAGGAAGGTTGGTGGAATGAATGAAAAAACTTTTTACTGCAATTAGTCTGTCAATATCTTTAGCATTACCTACAAGTGCTAATACAGTTGCAAAGAAACAACCCACCGTTCCAGCATATAGCCTGGCATCGATGGGTTGTATGATTTTAAAGGAATGTACTGATGGTGTAGAACAACTCACTGTAGACTCTTCACTAATTAAAGGAAAAGAGTTTGATACTTTTAGAGAAGAGATACAAAAGATTCTTGCTGGTCTTGAAAAACTTGGAGTTCCTGTTTATGTTGGACCAGCACGATACTTCACTCCAAGAACAATCGGTTTATATAAACCGGAATACAATCGGTTTTTTGTAAATGAAGAATTGCTTAAAGACCCTAGAGAATTTCTAGGAACGATGAGACACGAAGGATGGCATGTTGTTCAGGACTGTATGGGTGGTGGACTCAAAACCTCCTTTATGGCACAGGTTCATCAAGACACTGAGATTCCTGCTTGGGTTATGAAGTCAACTCGTCTTGCTTATGAGAGTATGGGTCAAAGTCGTGCTGTTCCATGGGAAGCAGATGCTAATTGGGCAGAGGAACAGTCTAATGTAACTGCACAAAAACTGGAAATGTGTGCTAATGGACCACTTTGGGATCAAGTAAGACCTACTCCTATGACAATGGAATGGTTGATTGGTTGTGGGTGGATGAAACCACAAGAGGGTTATAAGGAATATGTTCCCAACAAGAAGTCTGATTATTGTGTAGAAGGTAAATACTAATGCCGCAAGATTTTCCTTGGGGAGTAATGTCGATTCTTGGACCAGGACTTATATTTGTATTGTATATCATTTACTACATACTAAAATTAGCAAACGAGGAAATGAAAAATGAAGAACCTAGCACTCATTCTATCAACGACAAGTCTTCTCATTAGTGGAGCACTTTGTTATGGTGCTTATGTGACTTATAAAAAAGCAGAAGCAATCTTAAACAATCCAGAGCAGTTTGTTGGTAAGGTTGTAGAGAATCAAGTGAATAAGGCATTTGAAAAACTTCCTATTCCGAAACTAAATACTGGGAGTATTAAGTTTCCTTTCTAAATAGTGATGCTTATGTGTGGTAACCTAAGCAAAAGATTGGAGGCAGAAATGCCTCTTTTCTTGTATAAATAGTATTACCACACATAAAGCAGTATGAATAACTATTACACCTACGCATATTTGCGTGAGGATAGAACTCCTTATTACATCGGTAAAGGTAAGGGGTTTAGAATGTATGTTAAAAAAAGAATTGTGCCTTTACCAAGTAGAGATAGAATAATATATCTAAAAAGAAACCTAACAGAACAAGAAGCAATCAAACACGAAGTTTATATGATTGATGTTTATGGTAGAAAAGATAATGGGACTGGTATTTTAAGAAATCTTACCGATGGAGGTGAAGGAACTTCTGGTAGGATTGTAAGTGAAGAACAGAAAGAAATTCAAAGTTTAAAAATGAGTGGTGTAAATCATCCTTTCTATGGTAAAATTGCTCCAAAGTCCCATAGAGAAAATATAAGTAATGCTTTATCTGGTAAGAAAAAATCAAAAGAGCATATAGAAAAACTACCACAAAATAAAAAAGGGGCAACTCGTTCCCAAGAATTTAAAGATAAAAGAAAAAATTATATGACTGGTAGAAAGTGGTGGAATAATGGTGAAGTTGAAAAACTTTTTGCTAATAATGAAACTCCTGGATGTGAATGGGTATTGGGGAGAATATATAGTAAGAGTTAATTGCTTTAAATAAATGGCGGACAGAGACCCATATATTTACAGGATTAAAAATATTTTAAGGGTAGTTGATGGGGATACGATTGATGCTGATATTGATTTAGGATTTTCTATAAGTTTGGAAAAACGCATTCGCCTTGCTGGGGTTGATACTCCTGAGAGTCGCACGAAGGACGAGTATGAAAAGAAACTTGGACTTGAATCAAAAGAGTGGTTGAAGAATAGGTTACAATTTGCTAAAGATATTATTATCAAAACCGAACTTCCAGACAGCACAGAGAAGTATGGAAGAATCATCGGGCACCTGTTTATCAATAACGAAGCAACATCACTGAACGAACAGATGATAGTTTCCGGTTTTGCATGGGAATACGATGGCGGCACCAAGAAGAAGAACTTTGCTGAACTGGATGCCAAGCGTAAGAAGTAATCACTTCTCGTGAAACTCTTTGTATTGTCTTTGTTTATCTTTCTTCTGTTCCTTCTTTAATAGTTTATTGACTTTTTTGAGAGAGTCACTCTTCTCAAACGCAAAATATACCTGAAGTTCATAAGGGGTAAGGTCTCTGTTCAAGAGTTTTTTACCCCTTACAAATATTTGTTGAACGATAGGTTTCATTTTCTTTACCATCCACTCCACCAAAGATTTGCCAATAAGAGCCGCAGCAACAGAAGCAGTAGCAGTGGTGCCAGCAAGAATAACCTGTTCTTTTGGAGGAACTGGAACTTCCCCGATGATTGGAACTTCAATGACGGGCACTCCTAAATTTGTATTGGTGTTTGTCTCTTTGATTATTTTGTCTTGTATTGATTCTTGAGGAACTTGGACTTGTGCTAATACAGGTTTACTATCAGGAAGTCCTCTAGACTTTTCTTCTTGTGATTCTTCTTGTTTCTTTTGTTCTGCTCTCACCGCAGCATCAAACTCTTCTTGAGTCGGAACATCAACAACTGGATAGTTGAATGATGGGTTTGGAACATTAATAATTGGAAGTTCCAAACTGAATGTAACGTTTCTTTCAGTTCTTTTTGTGACAGGAGGTTCTATTGTAGGAATGATGCGTGGTGCATCAATTCTTACGGACGCTGACTTGATTGGTGGTATTTCCATTGACTACATCCTGTACTTTTGGATACTTCACAACAACATCAGCACATATCTTTGCGTATGGTGATTGTGGGTGAAATGAGATACCAGACTTGATTGCTTCACCACACTTCAAGAGTCTTACAAGTTCAAAATCAAGTCGTGCCTTGTCTGCTTCCGCCTGCTGTCTTGTGATTTCAGTTCTGACTCGTGCTTTGCATAGTTCCTGAAAAGACCCGTCAAGGGGAATAGAGAACCCAGCAGAGATGCCTCCGTTGAAGGAATTTTGTTGATATGATGTGGGATCACTATTATTGGATAAACTATTATATCCAAAGGTCTGAAGGTTCAGAGTTGGACCCTGACAAGATACACCAGAACCATAAGTATTCATAGCGAAAGGACCCTGTAAAACTTGCACAGCCTGGTTCGTCACATTACCAGTTGCAGATGCTGAGGGTCCTGCTATGTTAGTATTAGACGGTGCTTGCTGAGCAGTTGCTGGTAAGGCAAATACTATTGCGTGAAGACCGATAATGAATTTGTGGTAGACTCTTCTACCGTTTTGCGATCTATCCATGTTTCTTTCGCAATTCCAGGAGTCAAGTGAGTTTCACTAAACTGGAACGGAGCACCTTGCGTTTGAATTGTGTAGTTCGCACCTGGACCAGGACGGTCAGGTATATTGATATTAGTACCAGTGACAGTATAAGATGTCCCAGTTGTATATTCTATTTGTTTGATAACTTCAACCACCTCAGTGCGAGTTTTGGTCTCAGAAGTAATCGTGCCACTCGTAAAATTAGGAGTGACAGGTGCTGCAAAACAAGGAGATATAAGTCCCGTTGCCAGCAGCAAAACGGGAGTTATGTGTTTCACTTGAATACGCTTAACTCAACGGTTCTTTGTGCTGTACCAGTGCTTCCAGGACCACCAGCAGTGATGGTAGGAACGCCAGTTGAACTCAGAGTTCCTGCAAGAGAACCTGCAGAGCCACCTAACTGAGTAGTAGAGTCGCTATAAAGGTTGGGAGCGGCAATTGTTCCATTAGCTGCCGACTGAGAGGAGACAACTGTATCAGCAGTAATTGTAGATTCACTAAAACTAAATGCCGCACCATTGGTATTGATGTTATAAGAACCTGCAGATCCAACTCCTCCAAGAGTTGTGACGTTGATGTTAGTACCAGAGACGGTATACTGACCACCGACTCTAGTTGATTGAACCGCTGCACCCTGAACGCTTAATTGAACGGAATCAACAATTTTGGATGTAATTTCACCTGCAAAGACAGGAGTAGTGAAGAATAACGAAAAGGCTAGTAGAAGTCTTTTCATTGTTCTAGAGATGATAAACCTAGCTTATTTAGGAGAGACACTTTCTAGACTGGCACACTTGACATATCCTAAATATTAACTTATTATGAAAAATCCCTCACACAGGGATTGCATCATGAGAATTTGATGTGATATTAGAGCCCAGGAAAGTGCCCCCCGAGAGGGGTGGTATACCCCCTTTCTATTGGGATGTAGAGTTCAATTAAAATTAATGCAATCTATCTTTACAGTAGCCCTGCCTCTTCTGGCAACGGTTACAACCAGTACGGCATCACTGCCATTCGTCAACTACAAGATGCAAGGTCCTCCACCACCAGTGGAACCAACGACCAAACCATTTGCTATTATCAAAGAGTTTAATCTTGTAGATGAAAAGAAGACAGCAATCCGCGAGGTTGCTCCCGCAAAACCTAAAGAGACAAGGTTAATTTGTAAAGGGTGTAATGAACATGAGAATGCTACTCTGGCATTTTTCCAGAATCGTGGTATTAAAGACAGAAACGCCCTTGCTACCATCATGGGTAACATTCGTCAGGAATCAACTTTTGTTCCTAACATTTGTGAAGGTGGTAGTAGAACCAGTTGGGGTAACTGCGGTCGCGGTTACGGACTGATTCAATGGACATCTGCCAATCGTTATTATGGATTGGGTGATTTTGCTAAGAAGTATGGTGGTTCTCCATCAGAACTTCACACGCAACTTCGTTATCTAACGACTGAAGTTCAATGGCAACGTATTGAAGATAGGATGAAAACTCCTGGTAAGTCTATCAATCGTTACATGGACTATGCGTATAGTTGGATTGGTTGGGGACATCATGGTGCCCGCACTTCGTATGCTCATGAATATGCTTCCAAACTGATCACGGTAGAAGTTTGATATATAAGGGGAGTGGAATGACTCCCCTTTACTTTTTACTTTTTATAGGAAAATGACTGAACAGCAAGAACATCTTAAAAATCTTTTAGAGCAAAGAATTACTCTAGAACAACAAATGAATCAAAGTAGAGAACTTTTTTGGAAAGTTCAGGGTGCAATTGAGTATCTAACTCAAATTGGAGTTACTCTTCCAGAACCAGAACTAACAGAAGAAACTCCTGCAGAATTTACCGAAGAGGACTGATACATATTAAGAGTGCTGCGCTCTTATGTTTAATTTTAACTTTGGTAAAAAGAAAACAGATAAGAAACAACTGCTTATAGTTGGTTTAGTATTATCAAGTCTTATTGCAGCACTCTCACAATGCACGGGAATTTCCGAAAATGGACTTTGGGATTTACTGGATGAGGTTCAGAGAAAATATTTCCCGCAAACTATTATTAATGAACTTATTCTTCAAGATCCTCATGCAGTAGAACGTAGAGTTAAGCGTGATGTGGATCGTGCGATTGATGCTGTAACACCAGAGTATGATCGGATTATTTCCGATTATGATAAGAAATATAAACAAAAATATGTTGAGAAACCACCAGACGGCAGTGAGGCACAGAGACTGCTTGGTGGAGAAATGAGAATCTGTGCAGTCTGGGTTGACGACTGCCCGAAGGAGTAGTATAATATTCTCATGGGCAGGCGAGGTTCCAACCCTCCTATAAGTCCCGCCCCTCCTATGCCTCTCAACGATGCACAAACCAGGAGGTCTCTTGGGTTAGTAGCTCAGATGGATAGAGCCACAAACTTCTAATTTGTTGGTCGGGGGTTCGAGTCCCTCCTAACCCGCTTGGAGTTTATCTCCATATATAAACTGATAGAGGGTAAGTCCCTGTTATATCCTTATGAGATATATCACACTTACTCCATCAAGCCGTTGGTAGTCTAGTGGTCAGGACACCCCGACAAGGGAGTTGGAGAAGTAGGGGTTCGATTCCCCCACAACGGCACATTTATTCCCTTATAAATAATGGTAGAACAATAAAACTTCTACCTTATGACTAAGGAAACCAGAACCTATGCTGATCGTAGAGAAGCAAATAAAGCAAGTGTCATTAAAAGACGCAAGCAAAACAAACTTCTTCTAGTAGAATATAAAGGTGGTAAGTGTGAAAGATGTGGTTACAATAAATGCATTTCTGCATTAGAGTTTCATCATCTTGATCCCACTACCAAAGAAACAAAAAATCTTGGAACCACCGCTGCCATAGAAAAACAAAAAGCAGAAGCAGATAAATGTATTCTTGTGTGTGCTAATTGCCATAGAGAAATACATCACGAACAACATAATGGGGTGTAGCTCAGCGGTAGTAGCGGGATGCTGTTAACATCTAGGTCGCAGGTTCGATCCCTGCCGCCCCAGTTGGAAGGACTTTGGTTCTTCTAAACTACGTTCTGGGTGGAATTCCCAGCAGTTCTTAGGGACTGTCTTTTGTAGGTTCGATACCTACATCTTCCTTATGGGAGGTAAGAGAGGCTATTAGAAACGTTTTATTCACTGCCCTCTAATGCAGTGAAACTTGCAGGAAGTGTCTCCTGCGGGTGACGGGCACTCGTTACCCATTTGCCCTTGTAGCTCAGTGGTAGAGCAGCGGTTTTGTAAACCGCTGGTCGCAAGTTCGAATCTTGTCGGGGGCTTGACATAATACTCTTTATGTCTTATACTTTCTTTTGTGTGAAGGAAGTGTGCATGGAGGAGAAATCCTCCATCATTTGCGGAGTTAATTCAGTGGTAGAATGGCTGCCTTCCAAGCAGTTCGTCGTCGGTTCGAATCCGATACTCCGCTTTCTTAAAGAAACCTTAGTTGACAGAAGAACAAAACTATACTATGATAATCCTCGAACTTAAGTTTTGCTTAAGATTCTCTAAATAACCTTGCATAATTGGTGCCCCAACTACTCGCACCAATTATGTGACCCATATACAAAGGGTTTAAATAACCCTGAAGTACCATGTCGTTTAGTACTAAAAACAAATCTTTATGAAACTCAAACAACTGATGCTTGCACCTGTTGCTCTGGGAATGGTTGCTCCTGTTGCTGCGAATGCCGCAGACCTTAATATGGCAGCAGTCAACCAGTACTCTTCCACTGAGCAGGTTACAAGTGTCTCACAACTTTCTGATGTGCAACCCACTGATTGGGCATATCAGGCACTCAGCAACCTTGTAGAGCGTTATGGTTGCGTTGCTGGTTACCCCAACGGCACTTTTGCTGGTGGTAAGGCAATGTCCCGTTATGAGGCAGCAGCACTTCTGAATGCTTGCCTTGACCGTGTGACTGAAGTTACTGATGAACTGAAGCGTCTTGCTAACGAGTTCTCTGATGAACTTGCCGTGATTCGTGGTCGTGTATCTACTCTGGAAGCAAAAGTGGGTGCTCTGGAAGCAACCCGTTTCTCTACTACCACTAAACTGAAAGGTGAAGTAAACTTTGTTCTTGGTGGTGTAGATAATGCTTGGACTCCTGGTACTTCCAAGGCTCCTGCTAGCACGAATGTTGGTAACACTGCATTCAACTACGATCTCCGTCTGAACTTTGATACTTCGTTCACTGGTAAAGACCTGCTCCGCACTCGTCTGCGTTCGGGTAACTTCTCCAGTCAACCCTTCGGTTCATCTTCTTCCCTGTTCAAACTGGATAAGGCAGAGAGCACTGCAAACGCAGTTACTCTTGACCGCCTTTACTACCAGTTCCCTGCACTTGCTAAGGGTGTAACTCTGACTGCTGGTGCTCTGGTTCGCAACACTGAGATGACTTGGGTTCCTACCGCATATAAGTCTGAAATCCTTGATTTCTTCCAACTTGCTGGTGCTCCTGGTGTTTATAACAAAGCAACTGGTGCTGGTTTCGGTGCTCAGTGGGCACAACCTACCAAGAAAGGTAAAGGTGGTTTCGTTGCTGGTGTGAACTATGTTGCTCAAAATGGTGGTGATTCCACCAAAGGTGAGTTCAACGAATCTGGTGCTCTGAATACTCTGGCGCAAATTGGTTATCGTGCTCCTCAGTGGGGTGCTGCATTCGGTTACCGTTATGGTACTGAAGGTACTCGTGTTCGTACTTTCAACGCACTTGCTGGTAAGTCTGGTGCCCTTGCTCCTGGACAAACCTCTAATGGTTATGCCCTGAGTGCTTATTGGCAACCCAAGACTTCTGGTATCATTCCTTCTGTGAGTGCTGGTTATGGTTGGAACACCGTAAGTCTGGATGCAGCAGGTCAGGCAACTCCTGCTGGTGCTACCGATTCACAGACTTGGTATGCTGGTCTCCAGTGGTCTAATGTGTTTGCTAAGGGTAACTCTGCTGGTTTCGCCATCGGTCAACCTGGTAACGCGGAAGGACTGGATAAGGATGCAACGATGTGGGAAGTCTTCTACAAGTATAAGGTGTCCGACAATATCACTGTAACTCCTGCAGTGTTCTATGCCTCTAACAATCAGGCATTTGCTGGTGCATCTTCCAACTATGGTGGTGTGATTCAGACGAAGTTTACGTTCTGATAATTCCTACATAGTGTAAATTGGGGGTTGACAAGACCCCCTTTTTAGTGTATTATAGATAACGAGTTAGGAGGTTTATGTCTCTTATTTCCCAACGTGATAGAGAAGTCGCTATTGCAGCACTTGAAAAGTATGCTGCTGATGTAGCAACAACTGAGTATTATCTTGGAGAACCACATCATTCTTCTATGGAAGTCAATGCTCTTCTAAACTGGATTAAACTAGAATATCAGAAGAATGAAAATTAATCTTTGGTATTGCTCTGATATGAAACAGTGGCGTTGGACTTTAACCGATGATCATCGCCCAGTCGTTAGGCAGGAGTCGGGTCAACGGGAAAATCTACGGGATGCTATGAATGATGTAGCAAATACCGTAGAATATATGATGACCAAGATTTAATTTCTTGGGCGATTAACTCAGCGGTTAGAGTGTCTGCTTTACACGCAGAAAGTCCGCAGTTCGAATCTGCGATTGCCCATTATAAATACCTAAAAAATATGGTATAATGGAAAAACTATATAAAATACTTTCTGATACTCAAGCAAGTCTTTTTGTACTTTTCCAAAAGACTTGGGTATATCATTGGCATATTACTGGACCTGATTTCTATCAAGTTCATACAATGTTTGGTGAGCAATATACTGCACTCTTTGAAGAGATTGATAGAATCTCCGAGCATATGAGATTTCTTGGTGCTAAACCAGTTAGTGCTCTCTCAAGAGTTGCAGAAGTATCCAGAGTATCAGAAGCAAAAAGTGGTCTCTCTGAAATGGAGATGATTAAAGATCTCTTGAAATGTCATACTACAATAATTGAAATGTTTGGAGAAGCAGCAAAGATCGCAGAAGAACTTAATTCAAGAGGTACAACAAATTTACTTGATGATCTCAATGAGGCACACGGAAAGTTTGTTTGGTTTTTGAGATCATTTACTGAATAAAAATTAAACTTATAATACAATGGAAAACTTAAGAATCAGATGCCGCTCCTGTGGTAGGGAGTTAGAAGGGTATCATAGTAAAACTGTAACATGTGGTTGTCCAAATATGGCGACTATTCGTGGTGATAAGATCTCAGCAGTTGACTTATCTAATGTTGTTATGCTAAACTCTTATCATACAAAAACAAAATCTAGTGTTCTTACCAATGAAGATATTCAGTGGCAAGAAGCACGTCGTCAACGTAAAGTTAAACGATTAGATTTTGAAGTCCGTTGAGGACTTATTTGGAGAGAGTCCGGTTGGTCGAGGACACCGCCTTGAAAGCGGCTGGGTTTAAAAGCTTCGCAGGTTCGATTCCTGTTCTCTCCGTTTAGAAATATTACAAAATTTTAGATTCTCTTAATCTATATTTTTGTATCAACACAAACTTGACAGTTTAAAAATACTCACTAGTATAACTAGTAGTATTCAACCTTAAACCTTATGGATCAGCACACCTACGACAATTGGGTGAAGATCAAGGAAACTTTTGAAGCCTCTGGGAACACAGATAATATGTTCTACAAGAGAGCAGTTGAAATAGTCAAAACGAGGAGAGATCCTCTTGCGAAGTTTCTTGGAGATGAGAAATGATGGAACCTTTTGATGATGATTATGTAACCCGTTCCGAAGTTAAGGAGATGATCGATGCAGCAATACGACGACACAACCGTAATGCTAGCATCATTAGTATGTGCGTCGGTTGGGTGGTTCTTGCTTTATTTGCTGAGGGACTTTTAAGGTTGATTGGAGTTATCCCACCATTGCTTCCATGGCTCAACATTACTCTGAAATAATTGGCATTGCTTTTCTGTTGGTGTTTGCTGCCACGATGTTTTATCAAGGCACTTGTATTATGCGTGGACGGCGTGGTTATTCTTTGAGGGATTATCTCAAACAAGATAGTACTAATATGCGTAAAAGAGTGGAGGAACTATTAAAGGACAAATGATAGTTTTAACAGACAAAGACCTACAAGAACTTCAAGAAAGAGTTTTACAGCAAAAGTTAGATGAACTATTTGAAGAACCATCAACTTATGAGGATGATGATGAATACTAATTTACTTTTTAGCGCATTAACTATTTTTGGTACGATTGGATTTTTTGTTGTATGGGGACTTAACAACGCATATCCACAATAGGAGAATATATGAAAGTAGGATTAATTGGACTTGGAAGAATGGGCGAAGGTATGTCTCGCCGTATGATGAAAGCAGGTATAGAAGTTTGGGGATACAGAAGAAATTATGAAAAGGCACAAGAAGCATATGAAAACGGATATGTTAATGGTGTTACAACTTCTATACAAAGCCTTGTTCAAATAGTAAAAGATGGAAAACAACCAGGTATCTTCCAAATGGTTGTTCCTGCAGAAACAGTAGAGGAGACAATCAATGAGTTACTACGATATTGTGGTGAAGGAGATATTATTATTGATCATGGCAATAGCAATTTTAAAGACAGTCGGAAAAGAGCAGAACGCCTGGCAAAACTTGGTATCCAATATATTGATTGTGGCACTAGCGGTGGTGTTTATGGTTTGGATCGTGGATACTGTCTTATGGTTGGTGGCGGAAATACTGCGGTCGCCACTTGTGCAAGGATTTTTGATGCCCTCGCTCCAGGAATCACCGCTGCCCCGAGGACTCAGTTTGACTCGGACGTAACCTCTGCGGAGTTTGGTTGGTTGCATTGTGGTGGCCCTGGTGCAGGACACTTTGTAAAAATGGTTCACAATGGAATTGAATATGGCATTATGCAGGCATATGCAGAAGGATTCAATATTTTGAAGAACGCTAATCTAGGTGCTCAGTATGTCAGAGAAGGAGACGCAGAAGTTGCACCAATGGCAGACCCAGAATCCTATTGCTACGATATTGATGTTGCTGAGGTTGCTGAGTTATGGCGTCGTGGTAGCGTGGTTGGTAGTTGGTTACTTGATCTTACTGCTGATGTGCTACGCAGGGATGGTAGCCTTAAACGCTTCTCTGGTGGAGTTTCCGATAGCGGTGAGGGTCGTTGGACTGTTTCTGCCGCTGTGGATTTGGGGGTTCCCGCTCCTGTCATTACTACTGCCCTATTTGAAAGATTTAACTCACGCAATCTCGGATCATTCGGAGCAAAAATCTTGAACGGGATGCGTTATATGTTTGGTGGTCATCACGTTAGATAAAGGAGATTTACAATGGAACGTTTTAAAGATTTATCGGAGTATGAACTGAAACTACTTGCAGATGCTGTTTGGATAAGACAAAGACATTTTATTGCAGGAGATAGAAAGTTTAAAGAGTATGGAGCACTACTTGATGAGATTCAACAAATAGTAGATTATAAACCAGGAATGTTTTTATAATGTTATTAGCAAAAGCACTTCTATTCGTTTCAATCCCGTTTGTTTTATCAACACTCTACTTCGGAACACGAGGAGGATATTATGACTCCAAAGATTATAAGGGAAATGGGACCGCACATTAAACAAAAATATCACTTTGCAGCCTCTGCATTTGTAAGAATGTGGGGGCACAAATCATTGAATGATCATAAGATTGTAGATTTTTGTATTGAATGGGCACAAAGAGAAGAGAATGCTCCATTAGATAATTGGATTGTTGATCAGTATTTTTATTATGAGTTTAAAACTTGGAGAGGATATTGATGTTACATTTTTCAAGGTGGGTATTAGAAACTCCTTTTACTTTGGGAATTATTTGTTATCTTTTGATTGTTCCACCGATTATGGGTATCTGGGCAATTCATAAATACAACTGGCAGCACTGGGAACCGCTTGACAAAAAACATAAATAATGGTAGATAAACTTATTCTACCAAAATGAGAACGCATAAATGTGGGCATTGTGGAGAAACCGACCCATCTAAATTTTATGGACATAAAAAATCAGTATGTGGTGCCTGCCATAACAAATATAGATTAGAGTTGGGGCAGAAAAAAAGAAGTTTTATTATAGAAGAAATGGGAGGTAAATGTGTTTCTTGTGGATATGATAAATATTCATCAGCACTTCAAGTTCATCACTTAGACCCTTCTCAAAAAGATGCTAAATTTCATGGGATTCGTGGATGGAGTCACGAACGCATTCTTGACGAAATAAAGGGATGTGTGCTATTATGTGCTTGTTGCCACGCAGCAGTTCATTCTGGTGAGTTGGAACTACGGAGTATCGCCTAACTTGGTCATGGCACCTGCTTTGGGAGCAGGAATAATTTCGGTTCAAATCCGAATACTCCGATTGCCAGTTACTTCACTGGCACACTTGACACAAAAGTCTCAAACCCTTATAATACTAAGGTCAACATTCAAAACAATGTCTCTGATTCAAAAGTTCAAAAAAGATGTTAGCACTCTTCGTCTTGCTGCTAACGGGGAAATCTACCTTGACGTAAAGAGTCCGAAACTTTATAAAAAGGTGCGCCGCTTCTACGAAAATGAAGGAGTAGTATTTTCTGGTGACCCCCTTGACGACTACGAAATGCTTATGGAGTATGTCGCCAGCGATCTTGAGGCAGTTGAAGCGTGAAACCCAAAGTTCTTCTGGAGCGTGGAGAATACCGTTTTGTAGAAGCAGGTATTATTGAACTCAACGGTAAACCCGATTACCGTATGCAAAAGCAAAATTACTATACCAAACGCTGGAATGACATTTATCTTTTTGATAATGGTCTACAATGCTCTACTGCAATGGAAGATTTCAACTATGCGCTTTGGTTAGATCCAGATAGAGTTCCTTGTTATGTAAAAGATGACGAAGAAGACACGGATGGTCTATAACAGCACTGGTCGGTGATGAAAACCCCTTATGTCTAAAACAAGTGTCCTGAGGTATCTTGGGAACCTTCTCCTTCTACTTGGTTATCAAGTTATGTTGTGGGGAGATTTTAAAAGTGGTTTGATGATAAAGTTTGTTGGGGGATTACTCGGCATTCCTTTTGCTATCAAACTTAAACTTTGGGACGTGTTATTTCTAATAGCATTTTTTGGTATTACTGAGATATCAAAGTTAACCCAACTTTACATTAGTCCTGGAACGACTTAAAACTTATACTGGTGGAGTCAAATATGACCCTATTTGAGTTTACGGCATCTCTAAAATGACGTTGGTGCGGATGGGACTCTCTCCCGCCTGGTTTCCAATTTCCAGTCAAAGAATTGGTGGCGAGCCTGAGCACATAAAGGTGGGTTGCATAAACCCACCTTTTTTAGTATAATGATAAAAAAGTATATTCGTATGAAAATCGGATTTAATTGTAGTTGTTTTGATCTTTTTCATGCTGGACATGTTACAATGCTCAAAATGGAAAAGGAAATGTGCGATTATTTAAAAGTAGCACTTCAAGTTGATCCTACTATAGATAGACCTGGTTTAAAAAATAAACCAGTACAGTCTATCTACGAAAGATATGCTCAGGTACAGGCGTGTAAATATGTGGATGAAATTCTTGTTTACGATACTGAAGCAGATCTCTTAAATCTTATCAAGACTCAAACTTTTCACATTCGTTTTTTGAGTGAAGAATATAGAGATGTTGAAGTTACTGGAAAACAATACTGCATTGATAATGGTATAGAAATTCATTATCATATGAGAAGACATCAATATTCAACTACAGAACTTAGAAATAGAGTTTATGATCTTGAGAATGCTAAAAGAGAAGAAAAAAATATAAAAGATATTCAACAATATTCTCCAGAACTTCTAGAAAGGTACGGTCAAAAATGACTATATTAGTTACAGGTGGTGCAGGATTTATAGGCAGTAATTTTCTTCATCATCTTATTAAATGTACAACAGAAGAAATTATTTGTATTGATAATTTAACTTATGCTGCCGATTGGCATAATATTCCAGATCCTGTTAAATTATACACTACGGATATTGCAGATAAACATAGTTGTGAGTTTGTGTTTAAAAAATATAAACCTTCAACTGTCTTTCATTTTGCCGCAGAAAGTCATGTAGATAATTCAATAGAAGATTGCTCACCATTTATTCACGCCAATATTAGTGGAACTGTTAATCTATTGAATCTTGCTTTGAAATATGAAGTTGGAAAGTTCATTCATATTTCCACCGATGAAGTTTATGGATCAATTGAAGAAGGATACTTCACAGAAAATTCTAACTATTCTCCTAGAAATCCATACTCAGCATCAAAGGCAGCAAGTGATCATTTTGTAATGGCATATCACAACACTTATGGTTTGTCTACAATAATTACAAATTGTTCAAATAACTATGGTCCTAGACAATATCAAGAAAAAATGATTCCTAAAGCTATAACTAATCTGCTGTCTGGTAAAAAGGTTCCTGTCTATGGTGATGGGCAACAAATTCGTGATTGGTTATATGTCCAGGATCATTGTGAAGCATTGATTGAAGTATGGTTAAAGGGGAAAGAGGGGCAAAAATATAATATAGGTGGAAATTGTGAGATGAAAAATATCGATCTTGTTCGCTCTATATTGAATCATATGAATATGGGGGATGACATGATAGAATATGTAAATGATAGACCTGGACATGATCGTCGTTATTCAACAGATATATCTAAAATTAAAAATCAACTTGGTTGGTCTCCTAGAGTTTCTTTCGAAGATGGTTTAGATAAAACAATTGAGTGGTATAAAAAATTAATTTTAAAATAATGAAAGTTGCTCTAATTACAGGTATTACTGGACAAGATGGATCATATCTTGCTGAATTTCTTTTGGAAAAAGGATATGAAGTTCATGGCATCATTAGACGTTCTTCTATGATCAATACTTATCGTATTGATCATATATTTCAAAATATTAAATTACATTATGGAGATTTAACAGATTCAACTAATATAGTTAGAGTTATTCAAAAAGTTCAACCAGATGAAATTTATAATCTTGGTGCTCAGAGTCACGTCAAAGTATCCTTTGAGATGCCTGAATACACTGCTGATGTGGATGGTATGGGTACTCTTCGGGTTCTTGAAGCAGTGCGTTTATTGGGTATGGAAGATCGTGTTCGCATCTATCAAGCTTCTACAAGCGAACTTTATGGTCTTGTTCAAGAAGTTCCTCAACGTGAAACTACTCCTTTTTATCCCCGCTCTCCTTATGGGGTAGCAAAACTATACGCATACTGGATTACTAAGAACTATCGTGAAGCATATGGAATGTATGCTTGTACAGGTATCCTTTTTAATCACGAATCTCCTAGAAGAGGAGAAACATTTGTAACCCGTAAAATTACTAAAGGATTTAAGGCATTATCTGAAGAAAAACAGACAGTTCTCAAGTTAGGTAACCTTGATGCTAAGCGTGATTGGGGACACGCTAAGGATTATGTTGAAGCAATGTGGATTATGCTACAACAAAAAGAACCAGATGATTATGTGATTGCTACTGGAAAACAATATTCTGTCCGTCAGTTTGTTGAGATGGCAGCACCTTATTTTGGAATGAACATTGAATGGCAGTTCACAGATAAAGGAACTGAGATTGGGATTGATACAAATACGGGACTAGTTCGTATTATGGTAGATCCAAAGTATTTTCGTCCAGCAGAAGTAGATTCTCTTCTTGGAGATTATACAAAAGCAAAACAAAAATTAGGTTGGGAACCTAAAATTTCTTTCGAACAATTAGTTGAGGATATGTGTACTAATGAAAAACAATTCTAGAATTTTAGTTGCCGGTGCTAACGGAATGGTTGGTAGGGCAATTGTCAGAAACCTTGAAGGGAAGGGATATACTAATATCATCAAAGGTACTCGTGATGATGTTGATTTTAGAAATCAAGGTGAAGTTGAGCGTTATTTTTGTTCTGAGGAACCGGAATATGTTTTTCTTGCCGCTGCCAAAGCAGGTGGAATTATGGCAAATAAAACTTATCCTGCCAATTTCATATATGATAATTTGATGATTCAATCAAATATTATCAATACATCTTATAATTTTGGAATAAAAAAACTACTCTTTCTAGGATCTTCTTGCATTTATCCAAAATATCCAAATCTTCCAATTACAGAAGATCAACTTCTTACCGGACCTCTAGAAACGACAAATGATTCTTATGCGATTGCAAAGATTGCTGGAATTAAAATGTGTCAGGCGTATCGGAGACAATATGGATTTAATGCAATCTCACTGATGCCAACCAATCTTTATGGACCTTATGATAACTTTAATTTAGAAACATCTCATGTTCTTCCTGCGATGCTTGCTAAGTTTCATTCTGCTTTAAACCATAGTAAATACTGGGAGGTCAAATTGTGGGGAGATGGATCAGCAATGCGCGAGTTTCTATATGTTGATGATCTTGCCGAAGCATGTTTCATTTGTATGCAAAACTATGAAGGTGAAGAACATATTAATATTGGAACGGGTGAGGATGTAACTATTAAACAATTAGCAGAAACAATTGCTGATATTGTTGGTTATGAACATGATATTAATTGGGACACAACAAAACCAAATGGAACTCCCCGTAAAGTTTTAAATGTAGATAAAATTAAATCTCTTGGTTGGGAACCTCAAGTTGAACTTCGTCAAGGAATCACTCAAACGTATGAGTGGTATAAGAAAAACTTGCTTTGATATGCTATAATATATACTAGGAGATTATTGACTTGTTTATGGCAAATTATATAAAGAGAGCACTTGTTCTTGGTGCAGGTGGCTTTATTGGAAGTCACATGGTAAAAAGACTTAAAAAGGAAGGTTATTGGGTTTGTGGTGTAGATGTAAAAAGACCAGAACATTCTAAAACTGAAGCAGATGAATTTATTCAAGGTGATCTAACAGATCAAAACCTTGTAGAAAAAGTTGTTCAATTTAGAGGATATGGAAATAACTTTTATAAGTTTGTTCCATCAAGATATATTGGAACTTTTGATGAAATCTATCAGTTTGCTGCTGATATGGGTGGAGCAGGGTATATTTTTACAGGTGATCATGATGCAGATGTGATGAATAATTCTGCTACTATTAATTTAAATATTCTTCGTTCAGTCAAAGATTTGAATGAAAGGTTAGGTGTAAATAGAACTAAAATTTTCTTTTCATCATCTGCTTGTATGTATCCAGAGCATATTCAGATGGACGCTGAAAATCCTGGATTAAAAGAAAATGACGCTTATCCTGCTGGACCAGACAGTGAATATGGGTGGGAAAAATTGTTTTCTGAACGTCTTTTCTTTGCTTATAATCGAAATTATGGTATCCCAGTCAGAGTTGCTCGCTACCATAATATTTTTGGTCCAGAAGGAACTTGGAGAGGTGGTAAAGAAAAATCACCAGCAGCAATTTGTCGTAAAGTAGCAGAACTTCCTGTAGAAGGTGGTGAAGTTGAAATTTGGGGAGATGGTGAGCAGACACGCTCATTTCTTTATATTGATGAATGTGTTGAGGCAACCTATCGTCTGGTTCAGTCAGACTTCATGGGTCCAGTCAATATTGGTTCTGAAGAGATGGTAACCATTAATCAACTTGCTGATATTGCTGCAAAGGTAGCAGGTAAGAAAATTACTAAAAAGCATATTGATGGACCTCTTGGAGTTCGTGGTCGTAATTCAAATAATAGTTTGATTCGTGAAAAACTTCAGTGGGATTATTCGATGAGTCTTGAAGAGGGTATCTCAAAAACTTATCATTGGATTAATTCTCAGTTAGAAAACGAAACCTACGTTCCTTTCCATCACCCTGTTTGATATGAAAATTACAGTATTGGGTTCCAGTGGGCAAATCGGTGCTTATCTGACGGAGTATTTGCGTAACAAGGGACATCAAGTTCATGAATTTGATTTGGTGAATACCTCAGATGAAGACATGACAACTATTCCAAATCCTCTTTTGGAAGAAAGAATTTCTGATTCTGACTTTGTATTTTTCCTTGCTTTTGATGTGGGTGGATCACGATATCTGAAAAAGTATCAACATACTTTCCAGTTTATTAATAACAATTGTCGTTTGATGGCAAATGCATTTACTCTTCTCCAGAAATATAATGTGAGATTTGTATTTGCATCGTCTCAAATGAGTAATATGAGTTACTCTCCATATGGTGTTTTGAAAAATGTTGGAGAACTTTATACAAAATCTTTGAACGGACTGATTGTTAAGTTCTGGAATGTCTATGGTATTGAAAAAAATCATGAGAAGGCACATGTTATTACAGACTTCATTCGTAAAGGATTTGAAACTGGTGTAATTGATATGCTTACTGATGGTGAAGAACAACGTGATTTTCTCTATGCTGAAGATTGCTGCGAAGCACTTGAAACGGTAATGGAAAATTTCACTGATTTTACTCCAGAAGACAATCTTCATATTACTAGTTTTCACTATACGAAAATTAGAGATATTGCAAGTATGATCAATGGGCAGTTTTCTTTGATTGGAAATCATGATGTTATAGTTAAACCATCAGAAGAAAAGGATTCTGTTCAATTAGACAAAAGAAATCAAGCAGATACTTTTATTATGAAATGGTGGATGCCAAAAACATCTATTCAAGAAGGAATTTCAAAAGTCTTTAATGCGATGAAGGAGGAGTATGAGAGTAATTGATGTATTTCCTTTTTTCAATGAATTGGATATCTTAGAAATTAGATTGAATATTCTTGATCCTTATGTTGATTTCTTTATTTTAAGTGAAGCAACAAAAACATTTTCTGGTCTGGATAAACCACTTTACTATCAAGAAAATAAAGGCAGGTTTGAAAAGTTCAACCATAAAATCATTCACAACATTGTTGAGGATACAACATCACCAGAACTTCATCCATATCAAAGAGATGTTTTTCAAAAGGATAATATTAAGAATTGCATTTTACAAAATATATCTGATGAAGATGCAATTATTTGGAGTGACGTTGATGAAGTTCCTAATCCAGAAGCAATTGAAAAACTAAACACTTATTTTCAACAGGAAGCAATTTTTCATTTTGCCCAAGAAAATTGTATGGGATACTTGAATCTTGTTGAAGTTGGTGGTATAATTCGTGCTATGACAACCGATTGGGATTATGAAGATAGGCCAAGATGGTTGGGCACTAAATTATTCAGTAAATCAATTCTTAACAAATATACTTTATCTGAATTGCGTAGTAAACAGGAAAATGAAAAAAATTATAGAATTTTTCCTGGTGGGTGGCACTGGAGTTATGTTGGAAGTGAAGGACTTTCTGTTGAGGAGAGAGTGTTAAAAAAGATTGAGTGTGCTGCTCATTCTGAGTTAAACAATGATCAAATCAAACGGAATGTTGCCAGAGTCAAAGATAACAAAGATCCATTGGGAAGAGACTATGCAATTTATCAAACTGTACCTGTAGATGATTCTTACCCACAATATATCCTTGATAACAAAGAGAAGTTTACAAGTTTAATCAAATGATTGTTTCTGAAATTTATGATGGTTCTGGTATTGGGAACCAACTTTGGCACATTCTTGTTCCAAGAATCATTGCTGAAAGAATGGGGTATGATTGGGGTATTCAAAAGAAACCAACTACCCCTTTCAAAGCATGTGCATTTATGACTAACTTTGATATGGGTAAACCCGTCATTGGTGGTCATGGTCCTGAGGGTGGACCTCCAGTTGAACTGCCCGAAGGAATCAATAACTATTACCTTGAGCGTAGGCAGAGGTATCCTTCCTACATGGGAGGAGAGGAGATGAATGTGTTTGATGATCACCTCTGGAGTGAACTTCCTGATAACACAAAGGTTGAGGGATACTTTCAAAATATGTCATACATTAGTCATCGTAGGGATGATATTATTAAATGGTTGGACTATGACAACAAAATCACCGACTATTCTTCTGATGATATTTGTGTAATTCAATTTCGTGGCGGTGATTATTTGACCGGTGCTTCTTGGGTTCCTCCAGAGTATTATCAGACCGCAGCAAAACATATGCTGGACAAAAATCCAGATATGAAATTTGTCTGTGTCACTGATGACCCAGAACATGCAAGACAATTCATTCCATTTGCCGAAGTTGTTGGTTCTGCTATAATGGAAGAAAAAGATCCATATCAAGGAAGTATTGGTTGGTATGCCTATCCAGGTGGGCCAGTTGGTGTTGATTATTCAATTCTCAATACTGCAAAAAACGTTATTATTTCTTCTTCTACTTTTGCATTTTGGCCAGTTTGGACAAATAAAGATTGTGACGTGATTGCTCCTAAGTATTGGTTTGATTATAAAACTTCCAATGGTTGGTGGAGACCTCACGAATCTATTGTGGATGATTGGTATTGGTTGGATCGTGATGGTGATCTGATGACTGGTGCTGATTGTAGGGAAGAGTATGAAGAATACAAAGAAATAAATCAATTTTATAGGAGCATCAAATGAGCAAGGTTAAAATTTATACCTATTCCCATAATCGTCCTGACTTTATTCAACTTCAGTACGAATCAATTAAACGCCACGTCAAAGATGATTTTGAGTTTATTGTGTTTAATAATGAACGTCCTGGTGGTGATCCAGGTAGTGGGTATTCTTCAGAAAGATTAGATCAAATTTTTAATATATGTAATGAATTAAATATTAAATGTATACGAGTTGAATTGGATCCTGAATTAAAATATATTAATGGATATTTGCAATATGATAATAATGGGTCATTTGCTTTAGGTGGAAGTTATGCTTGTTCATATGCATTTACTTGGGGGTGGAAACATTACATTTCAAGAGATAAATCCGTATCCATAATGATTGATTCTGATATGTTTTTTATTAAAGATGTATCTTTTTCTAATATGATGAAAGAACATAATTTTGCTTTTGTACCTCATTATAGGTACTTAAGTTATTTTAAAAGTGAAAGTGAACCAGGAGAATTTGCCTTTAGTTATCCATGGAATGGGTTTGTAGTTGCAAATATACCTAATATGCCAAATCCTCATGAATTGAGTTGGGGACTTGCAAATTACAATGGAATAACATGTGATGTTGGTGGAGAATGTCTAACGTATATGAATAAGTATAAAGATCAATTGAAAATTAAATATTTTGACCAAATTTCTATTCAAAGAGATTCTTATGTTGAAAATGATCCTCATACAATACCTAAAAATCAAAATCAAATTGAAGTCGGGATAAATGGTTCTTTGGCAGTTTTACTTGAATATGATAATGAAAAGGATTTGATTCTTCCTTTTGAAACTTATGCACCTACAATAAAGGGGGGTGCTTATTATGCTGATGATAGAAGTTATCCATATCAAACAAAAAGGGATAATTATTGGGAGTATTTTAAAAATATGTTCCAATATATTATTGATAAATTTTTAGTAAAATTTAATTTTCCTAAACCATCTTTTGTAGATCTAATAAAATTAGAATCTGATGATATTGAAGAATCCTTTATTTTTCATTATAAAAATGCAAGTAATAGTCACATTTGGATGGGGGAAAATTATAATTCTAAAAAAACAGAATCATTAAAAATGTTACTTAATCAAATTAGAGGAAATAAAAATGCCATTTGATATTTTTCCAAAAGATGAAGTAGATTTTTTTAATTTAATTAAAGAAAATGTTAAAGTTATTTTTGATATTGGATCTAGGGATGATATTGATTATTTAAAAAATTCTTATGATAAATCAAGAGAGTTTCATTTATTTGAACCTGATCCAAAATTTTTGACACAAATTGAAAATCAAATTAAACAATTAGAAGATACTGAAAATGTAGAAAATTTAATATATCTTAATTGTTTTGGACTGGGTGATAAAGAAGGTATTTTTACATATTATCCAAATACTCAATCATTTGTTTTTAGAACATATTTGGCAACTTCTGAAGATGTTGGAATTTCCTTTCCTGTTAAAACTTTAGATAGTTATTGTAAAGATAACAATATAAAAAAAATTGATTTTCTAAAAATAGATATTGAAGGTATGGAAATAGATGTCTTTAATGGTGGAAAAAATATTCTTAGTAATACTGATATAATTCAATTTGAATTTGGATCTTGTATGTTAGATAGAGGAGTATCACCTGAAGATTTGCTTAGATGTTTTGATAATAGTAAATTTGATATTTTCTTACAAAAAGTTGATCCAAGACATCCTTTTTATTTTGAATCTATGCCATTGTTGATACCATTAACAATAGAATTATATACTACAATTAAAAAATACATGATTGAAGGTAGTGGATGTAATATGGTTGCAATTAAAAAAGAAATTGCTCCTCAATTATATAATAAAATTATTTCTAATTAAGAACAAAAAAATTTATGATTAGTGTATATGGTGCTTCTGGATTTGTGGGTGGTAGATTCTGCAGTCTCTACCCAGATCTAGTCCTTAAGCAAGATCGAGAAGAGAGAAAACCAAAAACAAAAAGTATTCTTTATTTAATTTCAACAGTAGACAATTACAACGTACATACCAATATTACCCTCGATGTCGAAACCAACCTCAAAGTTCTTTGTGAAGTTTTGGATTTTTGTAGAGATTCTGATATTGTCTTCAATTTTATCAGTTCTTGGTTCGTATACGGGGAAACTGAATTACCAGCAAAAGAAGAATACATCTGCAAACCAACAGGGTTCTATTCCATTACAAAAAAAGCAGCAGAAGATTTACTGATTTCTTTTTGCAAAACTTATAATGTTAAGTATAGAATTATACGCTTGTGTAATGTTTTGGGAAAGAGTGACAACAAAGCATCTCTTAAAAAGAATGCTCTTGTACATATGATCAATCTTCTTAAGCAAGATGAAGATGTTTACTTATATGATGAGGGAACTCCAGTTCGTGATGTAATGCACCTTGATGATGTATGTAAAGCAATAAAACTTATCTGTGATGAAGGAAACATAAATGAAATTTATAATGTTGGGAGTGGACAACCAACCTCTATTGGTGATATAATTGGTAAAGCAAAGGAGTATCTGGGTTCTAAATCAGTTATAAAATTTAAAGAAGCACCTGAATTTCATCAGATTGTTCAAGCAAAAGATTTTTGGCTTGATACAACAAAGTTACAAACACTTGGATTTACTCAATCAATTTCAACAGAAGAAATTATTAAACAACTATGTACGACCTAATTGACAGTTTTATTCAATCTGCCAAAGAAGTGGATAAGGATGTATTCCCATATCTAGCAAATAAAAAAGAGTTTGTTGGTGGTGAAGATAATGTATATTATTCTGGTCCCTACTGGGATGACCTGGAGGTTAGGGAACTTATTCACTCCACTATGAAAGGAAAGTGGCTTTCTTCTGGTGAGCAAGTTAATAAGTTTGAGCGTGAGTTCTCAAAGAAGTTCAACTTCAAGCATTCTGTGATGGTGAACTCTGGAAGTTCTGCCAACCTTGTAATGTTCGCTGCACTCAAAAAGTATTTTGGGTGGAAAGATGGTGATGAAATTATTGTGTGTGCATGTGGATTCGTTACTACAATTGCACCAATTGTTCAGTGTGGTTTGAAACCTGTTTTTGTTGATATTGATTGGGAAGATCTTAACTGGGATTTGGATCAGGTTGAGAACAAAATTACTGAAAGAACTGTTGGTGCCATTTCATCGCCTGTTCTTGGCAATCCCTACAACATGAACAAGTTCGTTGATCTTTGCCGCCGCAAGAGTATTGCTTTGATTGCAGATAACTGTGATAGTCTTGGAAGCAAGTGGCATGGTAATTATCTGACTGATTATGCAGTTGCTGCTTCCTGCTCATTCTATCCTGCACATCACATTTGCACGATGGAAGGAGGTATGGTTTCTTCAAATGAAAAAGGAATTATTGACCTTGCTCGTAGTTTTGCTTGGTGGGGTCGTGGATGTTATTGTGTTGGTCAGCAAAATCTTCTTTCTAATGGTGTTTGTGGAAAACGTTTTGATACTTGGTTAGAAAACTACGAAGACATAGTTGATCATAAGTATGTTTTTTCAACTATGGGATATAATCTCAAACCTCTTGATATGCAAGGTGCTGTTGGGTTAATTCAACTTCAAAAGTTTGAAGAAATTCATCAACTGCGTAGAAGTAATAAAGAAAAAATTCAAAAGATTATTGAGAAAATTCCTGGAACCCGAGTTGTTAATGAACGTGAAGGTGCAGAAACAAGTTGGTTTGGTGTTCCTATTGTATGTGAAGATAAAGATCTAAAGAGAACTCTTGTTGCTCATTTGGAAAGTAATAAGATTCAAACTCGTAATTATTTTGCAGGAAACGTTCTTCTCCATCCTGGATATAGTCACCTTGATGATGCAACTAAATATCCAAAAGCAAACCAAGTTTTGAATAAAGTATTCTTTCTTGGATGCTCTCCAACAATTAATCAGAATATGATTGATTATATTGAAAGTGTAGTTGATTTGTTTATCAATGCTTGATTTATCCAGAGTAACTTTAGTTGCTGTAGACAATACATCCAGAGTAAGTGGAACTATCAAAGCAATTTTCACTTGTATTGAACAAGCAAAATTTGGTTCAGTAAAACTTATTACATCAAAAAAAATAAAAGATCAATATCATGATTCTCTATTGGATGATGGTATTGTAATAGAGGAAATGGTTTTTCCAATTACTAATATTGATGAGTATAGTAAGTATTGTTTATATGAACTTCACAGACATATAGATAAAGATTATTGTTTGATGGTTCATGATCATGCTTTTATTATTAATCCAGATGCATGGTCTGATGAGTTTTATGAATATGATTATATTGGTGCTCCTTGGCCATATCAAGAAAACTCTTATGTAACTCCATTTGGTGAACACATTAGAGTTGGAAATGGTGGATTCTCTTTGAGAAGTAAAAAACTTCTGGAGGTTCCTTTGAAAAGAGAAATACCTTTTAATTGCACCACTGGAGATTTCTACAAGCACTTTAACGCAAATAACTTTGCAGAAGATGGAAACATTTGCGTACACAATAGACATATGTTTATTGAAGAAGGATGTAAGTTTCCTTCAGTTGAAATTGCTGCAAGATTTTCATATGAAACAGCAATTCCAGAAAATCAAGGATTAATCCCATTTGGTTTTCATTTTAATCTCCCCCCTACAATTACAATAGAGGACTAATTATGATCGGTTATAATAGGCTCGGTTCTAACGGGCGTCTTGGAAATCAGATGTTTCAGTATGCTGCTCTTCGTGGTATTGCTGCACAACACGGATATGATTGGGTTGTTCCTTCTCCCGAAGGACCACATCAAACTAACTATGGTCTTTTCGATTGTTTTGAGATGAGTTGTGTTGGTGAAAAAAATCTTGGATTAGTTTCCAGTAATTTTCCAACTTACAAAGCAAGCACTGGTGCATTTGATGAGGAATTTTTTAATTCTTGCCCAGATAATTGTAATCTTGAAGATTATTTTCAAACAGAAAAGTATTTTGCTCATATTAAGAATGAAATCAAACAAGATTTTACTTTTAAGTCTGAGCATTTGGAACTATGTAAGAATTTTATTTCTGAAATTGGTAATGTTATTTTCTTACATGTTCGCAGAGGTGACTATGTAAATCTTCAATATTATCATCCTGTATGTGAACTTGAGTATTATGAACGAGCATTAGAAAAGTTTGATAAAGACATTTCTGTTCTTGTATTTTCTGATGATATTGCATGGTGTTCTAAACAGAGCATTTTTAGTTCTGATAGATTTCTTCTTTCAGAAAACAATGAAAGGTATGGACATGTTCATCTTGATGCTGATGGTCAAATGAGGCATTCTTTGATTCCTTATATTGATTTGTGTCTAATGTCCTTATGTTCTGGTGGAATTATTGCCAATAGTTCTATGAGTTGGTGGGGTGCATGGTTAATTGAAAATCCAACTCAACCAATTGTTGCTCCTAAAGTATGGTATGGTTCTGCCGCCACTGTTGATGATAGTGACCTCATTCCTGAGAGGTGGGAGCGTATTTAATGCCTAAAATTTCCATCGCCATTCCAGCATATGTTAAAGATAAAACTGATTTACTATACTTGAAAGAATCTTTTGATAGAATTGTCCAACAATCTTTTACTGATTATGAAGTAGTTGTTTCGGATAATTCTTCAAACAATCTAGTAGAAAATCTTTGCAATCAATATCATGATAAGTTTTTATTAACTTATAAGAAAAATCTTGATCATATTGGAATGTCTGCCAACTCAAATGTTGTAATGGATTTGTGTAAGGGAGAATATATTAAAATTCTCCATTGCGATGATTTCTTGTATTCTTTTGATGCTTTAAAAATTATTATAGATTGTCTTGATTCTAGTGATAACTATTGGTTAGTAAATGGTTTTAATCACTCTTACGATGGAAAAAATTTTTTTGATTCTAGAATTCCAACTTACCCAGATCATTTGTTAGTTGGAAATAATCTTCTTGGGTGTCCAACCAATGTAACGATCAGAAATCAAACTATAGAATATTTTGATATTAATACTCAAACAAGTATGGATCATGAATGGTATCATCGTCTTCGTATGAAATATGGTATGCCATTAATTTCTGAAAATGTGTTAACAACAAGTAGACTACATAATAATAACACAACATCAAAACTTAATTTTGATATTGTGATAGAAGGTGATGGAACTGCATGGCAATTTATTCAAAGTGAATTAGATTATCTTAAAGAAAAACATAAAGACTTTTTTGAAAATTGGGAATATCCAAATGATTGATTTGTCAAATGCAACTTTTATAATTCCATTGAGAATAGAATCTGAAGATAGACTCAGAAATATTATTACAGTCCTTTGTTTTTTACTGGGAAATTTTGATACTAAAATTATTGTAAAAGAAGTAGACAAATCTTCAGTTTTTATAGAGGAAGTTATTCCACAAATACATGAATTTTTAGGGAAAGATTCTCACATAACTCATATATTTGAAAAATCTGATGATCCTGTTTTTTATCGTATGCATATTCTAAATGAAATGCTTGCGATGAGTAAAACCGATGTGGTAATTAATTATGATTGTGATGTTCTTCTTCCAGTAGAATCTTATGTAAGTTCATATAATTCTATTTTGAATAAAGAATGTGACGTTATATATCCATTTGGATCTGGAAATTACCAAAAACAAATACATGCAACTGATGAATTAGTATCAGACTTTTTAAATAATGATTTTGATTTTTCTATTTTAGATAGAAAATCTAATATTTGGTCATCAGACTTTGGTTGGGTTCAATTTTTTAATCGTCAAGTTTATATTGATGGTGGAATGGAAAATGAAAACTTTAAAGGTTCTTCACCTGAAGATAAAGAAAGATTTTATAGATTTACTACTTTAGGATATAATGTAGGAAGAATTAATAATCTGATCTATCACTTGGAGCATAGTAGAGGTTCTAATTCCTGGCCAACTTCTATGCATGGAAATCCATATATGAGAAATAACCTTGAATTGTGGGAAACTATTCAAAAAATGAATAGAGAACAATTACTTGAATACTATTCAACACAATCTTATCTGAAAAAATATGTTAGCATTTAATCAAATTGGGAATCTTGGTAGACTTGGAAATCAAATGTTTGAGTATGCAACTTTAAGAGGCATCGCAGCAAAACATGGATATTCCTGGTGCATTCCTCCATTTCATGTAAAAGGTATTGAAAATTATAGTTTACATCAATGTTTTAAATTGGAGTCTGTAGAAGATAAAAATTTAAATTATATTGAAAATATTCAATATATTCAAGAAAGATTTTTTCATTTTGATGAAGAACTATTTGAAAATTGTCCAGACAATGTAAGTTTTCATGGATTTTTTCAAAGTGAAAAGTATTTTCAACATATCTCTGATGAGATTCGTAAAGACTTTACTTTTTTAGATGAACATTTAGAACCCTGTAAAGAGTTCATTTCTCAATTTGATGGTCAAGAACCAATCATGCTTCATGTTCGTAGAGGAGATCCAAATCTTGTAGATCCTCGTGGATTTAAATGGGCATATGTAAATTGTTCTGATCAGCATCCTGTTCAATCACTAGAATATTATCAAGAAGCTTTAAAACATTTTGATGATGATCAACCAGTAATTGTTTTTTCTGATTCTCCAGAATGGGTTAAGCAACAAGAATTTTTTGATGGTGATCGCTTTTTTATCTCAGAACCGCAAGAAAAATACGGTGATGGATCTTATTTACCGTATGTTGATCTATGTTTGATGTCTCTTTGTTCTCATGCTATAATTGCAAATAGCACTATGAGTTGGTGGGGCGCTTGGTTGCAATCCAATCCAAACAAAAAAATAGTTGCTCCAAAAATGTGGTTTGGTCCAGTTTATGCTGACAAAGATACCACAGATCTTTATCTTGAAGATTGGATTGTTATCTGATGTATGTTTCTTCTTGTCCTCTAAGAGTATCCTTGTTTGGTGGATCTACAGACAATCCATTTTTTGTTGAAAAATATGGATATGGTGCAGTAATTAGTTTTACTTGTGATCTAAAAACGTATATAACCTTACATGAAGATAAGGTTGGATATAATATGCAAGGGAATAAGTACATCATTAATTATTCAAAACGAGAAGAAACTGAATTTATTGAAGATATTAAAAATGAAGTAGTTCGGGGAGTATTGAGTTACTTTGATTGTCTTCCTAGTACTATTAGTATGACGAGTGATGCGTATTCGCAAGGTAGTGGACTTGCATCATCATCTTCATATATCATCAGTTTAATCAAAGCAATTTCTATGTCTAAAGATATAGAAATGACAGATATTGAAATATGTTCTTTATCTTATAAACTTGAAAGAGATTTTAATCCATATTGTGGATATCAGGATCCTTATGGTTGTGGAATTGGTGGGTTTAAAAGAATTGAATTTCAAAAAGGTGGAATAGTAAAATATGATTTTCAATCTACGGATCTCTTCAATAATTATGATGCACATTTAGTATTCACTGGAGTAACTAGAAATTCAAAAAATATTTTGAAAGATGTTAGTGAAAATATTGATAAGATCACACCACTACTTGATACTTTAGAAGTTGCTTATGATTGCTTACTTCAAAAAAATTATGATGAGTTTTTATATCATTTAAATAAGAGTTGGGAACAGAAAAAACAAACAAGTTCTTCAATAGTTGAGAATCAAACGATAAAAAATATAGATGAATATTTGTCAAATAATCCACTTGTTATCTCACATAAATTATGTGGGGCAGGTAATGGTGGATTCTTTTTAACCTTTTCCGAAAAAGGTAAATTGACATTGCCATATTCTTCTGTTAAAATTAATGTATCTTCCGATGGAGTAAAAGGTAAAAAACTATGATTAGATTAGAAACAAAACATCCCGTTGCAATTGAATCTCCAGATCATATTGCACCTGTTGGAACTGTAGATGATAATACAACTGACATTGATTATATTAATGCGGTAAAGGAATATTTTAATAATGAGCAAATTCGAGTTCTTGATCTTGGGTGTGCTGGTGGTCAATTAATTGCAGATTTTATTGATCGGGGAGATGTTGGTGTTGGATTAGAAGGTTCTTCCCACGCAAGAGAACGGGGTGCTGGAAAGCATAATTGGGATAAGTATGGAGATAAAAATCTTTTTACTGTTGATTTGTCCAAGCCTTATCAACTATATGAAAACGATGAGAAGATGCAATTTGATTTCATTACCACTTGGGAAGTAGTTGAACATATTGCAGAGGAAGATCTTAGTACCTTTTTTGGACAAATTCGCAATCACTTAAAAGATGATGGTGTTTTTTGTTGTTCAGTATCTGTAGTATCTGATGATGTTGGTTGGGTCGATGGTAAATTTCTCCGCAGGCATCAATCTGTTTTTAATGCTGCTAAGTGGATCAATCTAATTTTTGATTATGGATTTGAATTAGCATATAATCCTTCATGGCCTCCTACTCCTGTAGGAATTCAATATCCTCACCATCCCGGTATTCCCGAAGGTGTTGCTGCTCGCCCTCAAGGTCTTTTCTTTGGTTATCTTTTTGGTGATGCAATGTTCAGAATGCACACCACTTATGGAAATAGCATTTTCTTCTGTCTTAAAAAGAAACTATGAATCCATTTTCTGAATACATTGAAGTTCTTCAAGGTGCTCATATTGAAGAAGAGTTTGAAAAGTTTTGTAGAGCATTTGACTCTTATGAAAGAATTATCATTCTTGGTAATGGGGGTAGCAATTCTGTAGCATCTCATATCTCTCAGGATTACATGAAGTTTCATAAAAAGAAAGTTTCTATCCTTTCTGATCCTTCAATGATCACAATGCTGACCAATGATTTTGGATATGAGAATGCATATCAAAAGTTTTTGGAATATTACGTTGAGAAAGATACTCTTGTAATCATCATGAGTTCTGGTGGAGAATCTAAGAATATGTTAAATGCTCAAGAATGGTGTGAGCAAAATAAAATTTCTTATGGTGTTCTGAGTGGATTTGCTCCTGGTAACACTTTAAGAAAAAATGCATCTAGTGCTCTCTGGAACTATTATATCAATAGCACTGATTATGGTGTTGTTGAATGTTGTCACCAGATTTTTCTTCATGGAGTTGTATGAGATATTGTTTTGATATTGATGGGACACTTTGCCATACTCCCAACAATGAAAAAGGAAAACCAGATTATGAAAATGCTCAACCATTACCTTTTATGGTTGAGCAAGTTAATCGTTTGTATGATGAAGGTAACTATATCATTATGCAGACTGCTAGAGGTAAAGGATCTGGTATTGATCATACAGAACTGACTAAGAAACAACTTAGTGATTGGGGATATAAGTATCATGAATTATTCCCAATGTTTTGTAAACCAACCGCAGATATTTTTATTGATGATAAAGGTATTGATGCAATGGTATGGGCAGCAAAACAACCTCAAGTTAAGGGAATTATTGCAGGAGCATTTGATGTGATTCATCCTGGATATGTTCGTATGTTTGTAGATTGTAAAAAGCATTGTAATCATCTTACAGTTGCACTGCATGAAGATCCCTCTTTTGCCAGACCACATAAACTACCACCAGTTCAAAGTCTAGAAGATCGGAAAGAGATATTAAGAGCAATTAAATATGTGGATGATATTGTGGTCTATCAAGCAGAAGACACTTTTCTTTCATATCTTGATGATTATGATATTCGTTTCTTAGGAGACGACTATCGTGATGGTTCTTATACTGGAAAAGATAAAAAAATTAAAATAGTTTTTGTTAATAGAGATCATGACTATTCAACTACAGAGTTGAAAAGAAAAATTGCAAAATCTTGGAGATAATATGAAAGCACTTGTAACTGGTGGAGCAGGATTTATTGGATCGAATCTTGTAGATCGATTGATAGACATGAACTGGGAAGTCGTTGTAATTGATAATGAAAGTGCAGAATGTAATGAAAAATTTTATTGGAATGATCTAGCAAGTAATCATAAATTAGACGTTTGTGATTATGAAAAAACACGTTCTCTCTATACTGGAGTTGATTATGTTTTTCATCTTGCTGCAGAATCTAGACTTCAACCAGCAATTAAAAATCCAATTAATGCCGTAACAAAAAATGCTGTAGGTACTTGCACAGTTTTACAATGTGCAAGAGAGGCAAAAGTTAAGAAAGTTATGTATTCTTCAACATCTTCTGCCTATGGTTTAAACAAATATCCAAATTATGAGATAGATCCAAATGACTGTCTTAATCCATATTCTGTTTCCAAAGTTGCTGGAGAAGAATTGTGCAAAATGTATACAAATCTTTATGGACTTAAGACAATCATCTTTAGATACTTTAATGTATATGGAGAACGTTCACCAACTACTGGGCAGTATGCTCCTGTAATTGGTATTTTCTTACGACAAAAAAATTCTAATCAACCTCTTACTATTGTTGGTGATGGTGAACAACGTAGAGATTTTGTGCATGTTCAGGATGTTGCATCTGCTAATATCATGGCGGCAATTGCAAATCTTGAAGATCAACATTATGGACAGATATACAATATTGGAAACGGTGAAAATATTTCAATTTTAGAAATTGCAAATCAAATTTCTGAGGAGCATGTTCATATTCCTCCAAGAGATGGGGAAGCAAGAACAACTCTTGCATGTATCGATAAGGCAAGAAACACTTTTGGATGGCAACCAAAGTTTAATGTAAAAAAATGGATAGAAGAAAACTCATGAGTACTTTTGTTGTATTAAGAACTGCTGCTCTTGGCAACAGAATTAAATCATATGCTTCTCATATGGCAAGATATGATCGAGTGTTGATTGAAAAACCAACTGATATCAACTTGTTTGAAAACTTTGAACTGGCAACTCCAGAAGATATTCAAAATTATCCACATACAGGATCTGTTTGGCGTTTACTTGTGGATGAAAATGAAGAGCATCTCATTGATGAACTAAAAAGTATTGATTTTCTCTATGGAAAAGTCCCACAGTATTTTGTTGATAAATATGTTCCAATTTTTAAGCAATTCAAACTCAAATCAGATTTGCAAAAAGTTATTGACGATATAACTAAGGATTGGGACAAAGAAAATATGGTGGGAATTAATATTCGCAGTTGGTTGCCACCTATTGATAATTGTGGAAGAAGTGTATGGGTTGATTTTGAAGGATTTGAAAGAGAAGTTCAGAAGTTAGAATCAAATCAAAAGTTTTTCTTTTCTTCCGATAATTTAAATATTAATAACTATTATAAGGAAAAGTATCCGAATCAAATAATTACACTTCCAAGAACTGTAAGTACAATTGCTAATGATGGATCTGTTGATGACGTTCAGCAAACTAAAGAAGCATTTCTTGAAATGTATCTTTTATCGCAGTGTCAAAAGAAAATAGTTTGTTCTTTTGGAAGTACATTTCCTGAAGTTGCTTGGTGGTTCGGTGGGTGTAAAGCAGAAGTTGTCACACCAACTTTTTGGGACAAAGTTCCTGAATCTTTTTATAACGACGTTTTTATTCAAAAGTAAATGGACAAAAATAAATCTGTATATAAACTAAAAGGTCTTCCTCCAATTTATTATACTAATTTGGATAGGAGTGAAGATCGTAAACAGTATATGGAAGATCAATTTAAATATTGGGAAATTACTGATTACACAAGAATATCTGGATATGATGGAACTGGTGATGATGATCTTGGTGACATATTGAAAGGTAGGTATCCAGATAATATGGGTCCTACAGATGTTGGATGTTGTACATCACATTTGAAAGCAATTGAATATTGGTATAATAATTCTGATACAAATTGTGCAATCATTATGGAAGATGATTGTGATTTATCAGTTGTTAAATGTTGGCCATTTACTTGGAAAGAATTTTATTCTAAACTACCGTTTGATTATGATTTGATTCAGTTAGCGGTGATTAACCCTGGATCTCTTCATGTTAAAATGCATAAAAGATTTGCAAATGATTTTTCAACAGCATGTTACTTGATTACTAGACATCATGCAAAAAAATTAATAGATTTATGTTGTAGAGATGGAAAATATAAACTAGATTATAAAGCAAAACCAAGATGTAATTCAGAGCACTTAATTTATGAATCTGGAAATTCATTTGCAATACCATTGTTCCTTTATTCTTCAGAGAATACCAGTTCTATGATATGGGATCAAAATCATATTGATACATTTCATGTTCCAAGTAGAGATGGTTTGCGTGAGTTTTGGTCAAAACAAGCAAGTCTAATTGAAAATTGGGATGATATATTTGATTATGATCCTTTTCTTGGTAGACTTCCTCCTGAGGTTTCTCATCAGTAGTAATTTATACTCATGTTATGATATCCGAACAAAGGGGTGCTTGACACCCCTTTATTTTTGCTATATAATTGTGTAACAATTCTTAACGAATGTAACAATGACTGTAACCAAAAACGAGTTCGGGCAAATGAATATGTTTGCTAAAGAACCTGCAATGTATATGACTAAAGAAGACCTTGAGCGTTATGGCATCGAACCTTATGCTGAGAAAGCGGAGAAAATGAATGGACGCTGGGCAATGGTCGGTATTGTTGCTGGGGCTCTTTCTTATGCTCTCACTGGCAAACTCTTCTTCGGAATCTTCTGACAACTGATTGACAATGACTTCAATTTTGTTTACAATGACCTCTGTTGCCTTCTTTGTTTTGTTGGCAGCATCCGTAGAAAAACTTTGCGAGACTTACTGATGGCTACTTATTCTGTTACTCTTCAATCCCCTGATGGTACTGAAACCACTATTCAGTGCCCTGATGATCAATACATTCTTGAAGCTGCTGAAGAAGCAGGTGTTGACCTTCCTTCTTCGTGTAAAGCAGGTGCCTGCTCCGCTTGTGCTGGCAAGATCATTAGCGGCACAGTTGACAACGAAGAACAATCGTTCCTTGATGATGATCAACAAGCAGAAGGCTGGGTGCTCACCTGCGTGGCATATCCGACTAGTGACTGTGTAATCCTCACCGAACAGGAAGAAAACCTGTGACTGCTGGTATGCTTGGGCAGTTCGCTCTTGCCCTTCAAGAACTTGGATGGGATTCTGATGATGAACTCTCTGTTGAAATTGGAGGTGTAGCAGTCACTGGAACTGCTACTAGTCCAAATGCAAATCCAAAATGGGCAAAACCATTTGGAACCGTATCTTATCAGAACGACGCTTTTATTGTTATTAAAAATAAAACCAGAAGTCCTATGGTCTTCTCCCAACCCAATCCCGAACTTAAACAACAACACCCTTATCAAGGAGAACAAAAATGAAATTTGGTTTTACCCCTGAGGCAGAAATCCTCAATTCCCGTCTTGCAATGCTTGGTTTCGTTGCAGCGGTTATCTCTTATGCCCTTACTGGACAAATTGTACCTGGACTGTTCTGATGGAGGTTAAAATGCGTAAAGAACAATATCAAATTCCTGAAGTCCAATTCCAGTTTCGTGAGTCTGGTGAATTTGTAACTCGCACTTCGTCTGAACTGTTCAATGGAAAGCGTGTGGTCATTTTTAGTCTGCCTGGCGCTTTCACTCCTACTTGCAGTGCCTATCAGTTACCTGGATTCGAAGAGAAATACGACGACTTTCTGGGTCTCGGCATCGACGCTATTTACTGCATCTCTGTTAATGATGGGTTTGTGATGAATGCCTGGGCACAAGACCAGAACATTGAGAAAGTAAAACTCATCCCAGACGGCAATGCATATTTCACACGTTCTATGGGTATGCTTGTCAGCAAGTCTAACCTTGGTTTCGGTTATCGCTCTTGGCGTTATGCTGCGGTCGTGGATAACGGAATCATCGAAAAACTATTCGTTGAAGTGGGGCAACGGGACAATGCAGACACCGACCCTTACGAAGCGACTACTCCAGAAGTTGTTTTCGATTATGTGAAGACAACTGTGAGGGAAACAGCACAAGTTTGAAGTAATAAAAAATAGTAATCAAACTCTGCTCTAAATATAGGGCAGAGTTTTTTAGTATTATGCCAAGAGGACATTTGGATAAGGATACAATAAAATGTGAAGTCCTTAAGATAAAAAGAGATTTGGATAAAGAGTGGATGAATAAAACTGAATATGACCCAAAATGGTTAGCACACCATTACCTCAACAAGGTCTTAGACAAAATCGACGAATACAGGGCTTGACACCAGCAGCAGTCCGTAGTATGATAAATAGGTAAACAAATGTTACGGAATGCAAACTTCTTGTAACATTGTCAACTCCCATCAACCGAGACCTATGGGGAGTATAAATCACGTCTCTCATACCCACAGTGGAGGGTGCTGTGGGGGTATACTAGAATCAGTTCGTCCCCCCGAACTCTTATCTAACTCTCTTAAAAATGACTGCTACAATTTCACGTCAACAATCACAATCGAATATTTGGGAACAGTTCTGCAACTGGGTAACTTCAACCGATAACCGCATTTATGTCGGGTGGTTTGGAGTCCTGATGATTCCCTGCCTGCTTGCTGCAACAATCTGCTTCATCATCGCATTCATCGGTGCTCCCCCAGTTGATATCGATGGTATTCGTGAACCAGTTGCTGGTTCACTCATGTACGGAAACAACATCATCTCTGGTGCTGTGATTCCTTCGTCCAACGCAATTGGACTGCACTTCTACCCCATCTGGGAAGCTGCTTCGCTTGATGAGTGGCTTTACAACGGTGGACCTTTCCAATTGGTAGTCTTCCATTTCCTCATCGGCATCTATGCTTATATGGGTCGTGAGTGGGAACTTTCCTACCGTCTGGGTATGCGTCCTTGGATCTGCGTTGCTTACTCTGCACCTGTTGCTGCTGCTTCTGCAGTGTTCCTTGTGTATCCTTTTGGTCAAGGTTCTTTCTCTGATGCGATGCCTCTGGGTATCTCTGGTACTTTCAACTACATGCTTGTGTTCCAGGCAGAGCACAATATCCTGATGCACCCCTTCCACATGCTTGGAGTTGCTGGTGTCTTCGGTGGTTCTCTGTTCAGTGCTATGCACGGTTCTCTGGTTACTTCCTCACTGGTTCGTGAAACCACCGAGAATGAGTCACAGAACTATGGTTACAAGTTCGGTCAAGAAGAAGAGACTTATAACATCGTTGCTGCTCACGGTTATTTCGGACGCCTTATTTTTCAATATGCTTCCTTTAATAACTCCCGTTCGCTTCACTTCTTCCTTGCTAGCTGGCCTGTGGTAGGCATCTGGTTCACCGCTCTTGGCGTTTCCACGATGGCTTTCAATTTGAATGGCTTCAACTTTAATCAATCTATCGTTGATGGACAAGGTAAAGTTATTAACACTTGGGCAGATGTACTTAACCGTGCTGGACTCGGACTCGAAGTGATGCACGAAAGAAACGCACATAATTTTCCTTTGGATTTGGCTGCTGCTGAAGCAACTCCTGTTGCTCTTACTGCTCCTACTATCGGTTGAGTTTCTTACAAACTGAATAAGAATGAAGAGACCTTTACAGGTCTCTTTTTTTATGGTATTATGTATAAATAGTTCCATACCAAACTTCCATACCATAATGAAAACTTGTAGTAGATGCGGAGAAACAAAAGAACTTGATGGTTTCTCTAAAAGAAGTAGTAGACCTTCTGGGGTTCAGTCAAAGTGTAAGGATTGTGAGCGGGAAGTTCGTAGGCAATATTATAAGACCCACGAATATGCCAGGCGTAGATTTAAACTTACAGAAGACCAATATAATGACCTAATGAAAAATGAAAACTGTGAGATATGTAATGTAGAACTAACCAAGAAATGTATAGACCACTGCCATTCTACAAATAAGGTTCGTGGTGTTCTCTGCAACAACTGCAACACCGCACTTGGATTGGTTGGAGATAATATCAGCACACTAACTAATGCAGTTAAATACCTCCAGAAGCACCAAGAAAATGTCTCATAATAATCAACACCACCCTATGGAAGATTGGGTAATCTGGGCAGGAGTAGGTATGATGGGATTTACAGTTATTGTGTTTGTCGTCTTCACTCTTTCAGTAATCTATTGGGGTTAAAAATTTATGATTAATTTTAAAGTAGGTGACATTTGTAGAATTGATAATCCAATTCAAAAAAGGCATGGAAGAGCATTTGAAATTTTGGGATTTGTGTATGATAAGTCTTGTGACTTTCCACATTCTCCATGTAAACTAAAAGTAAAATATCTAGATACTAATCGCAAGGGAACTTATGATAATGCTTTTGAATCATTAGAAGTAATTGGTGAATCTGAAAATCCAAATACAAAAAATATTTACGAAATAGTACATAAGTAAAAACACTCATTGACCTCTATGTTAAGGTATGTTAACATAAATATGAGAAACGATAATGGAGGTTATGACTTCTTCAACTCTTTCACAACCAATTTCACAAAGGGGGTGGTTCGATGTCCTTGATGACTGGGTTAAACGAGATCGCTTTGTATTTGTGGGTTGGTCTGGACTATTACTTTTTCCCACTGCTTATCTTGCCCTTGGTGGCTGGCTTACTGGCACAACGTTTGTTACAAGCTGGTACACCCATGGGTTGGCGTCTAGTTATCTTGAAGGCGCTAATTTCCTTACGGCTGCTGTGTCAACGCCTGCAGATTCTATGGGTCATTCTCTTCTTCTACTTTGGGGTCCTGAGTCTCAAGGGGATTTCGTCAGGTGGTGCCAACTTGGGGGACTCTGGACTTTTGTGGCGCTCCACGGATCTTTCGCTCTGATTGGATTTATGCTTCGGCAGTTTGAGATCGCCCGCCTGGTAGGCATCAGACCTTATAACGCAATTGCATTCTCTGGTCCTATCGCAGTCTTCGTCAGCGTCTTCCTGATGTACCCTCTGGGACAATCCAGTTGGTTCTTTGCTCCCTCCTTTGGTGTGGCAGCAATCTTCAGGTTCCTTTTGTTCCTTCAGGGTTTCCACAACTGGACCCTCAACCCCTTCCACATGATGGGAGTTGCTGGTATACTAGGAGGCGCTCTATTATGTGCTATTCATGGTGCAACGGTTGAAAACACCCTCTTTGAAGATGGAGACCAAGCAAACACCTTCAAAGCTTTTGAACCTACACAGGAAGAAGAAACGTATTCAATGGTTACTGCAAACCGTTTCTGGTCGCAGATTTTTGGGATTGCTTTTTCCAATAAGCGTTGGCTTCATTTCTTTATGCTCTTTGTTCCCGTTATGGGTCTCTGGACTAGTTCTATTGGGATTATTGGTCTCGCTCTTAACCTTCGCGCCTACGATTTTGTAAGTCAGGAGATTAGAGCAGCAGAAGATCCTGAATTTGAAACCTTCTACACTAAGAATATTCTTCTAAATGAAGGTCTTCGTGCTTGGATGGCACCAGTTGATCAACCACACGAAAACTTTGTATTCCCAGAAGAAGTATTACCACGAGGTAATGCCCTTTGATTAAGATATAAGACTTTATCTTAACCTAAAAATAAATAAGAGGAGTTCCCAGAACTCCTTTTTTTATGCTCCTCATCCTCCTTCTCTTCCAACTTTTTGGAATCTTTATGTTTATAATGTCTCTATTATGATATCCTCAACTACACCTTATAAACTCGCAGAAATTATCAGAGATACTTGGCCACAACTTTACAGACCTACCAAAGTATCTTATAATAAAAAAAAGGAATCTAATAATGAACAAGTACAACAGTGAAGATTACTACACAGTAAGAGAAAGAAGAACTCATAGAAAGATTTGTGATTGTGGAAATTTTGAAGATGCAAGAATGGTGATGCATCTGGATGGACCAAATCGTGAGATTGTAAAAAACAAAACTCTGATGAGTCCAGTAATTGATGTTGAGATTCCAAAGGCATTGCCGACAAATGAGATTGTAATTGATACTAGAGAATATCAAGAACATCAAGATAATTGGATGGTGGATAGGATTAATGAACTACCTCAGATCAAACTTCCAGAAGGTCAAGGACAACCTGTGAAGGTATGAATCACAGAAAACACAAACAAATAAAAAATCTGAAAAACAAAGTGTACACACCAGAAGGATATATTAAAGATCCACAAGATGCCGTGTGTCCTCACTGTGGTCAGAAAAATAAACCTTGTTCTCACGTAGATAGTTTGAGTCGTGCTTGGGCGCGAAGTGCCTGTAAGAAGATAAATACTGATAAGTCGCAGTAACTTATGGGACCTCTACATTCTCCAAAAGAATACTTGTTTCATTTACACGCAACAAGTTCTGGGGAGGCGAAACGAATGTGGAGGCAAAACATAAAAGAAAGTTGGGACAACAAGTGTGCCTATTGTGGGTCAGAAGAAAACCTTACAATAGATCATATTGTCCCACAGTCCAAAGGTGGAATGGACTTTACAAAGAATGTAGTCTGCTGTTGCCACAATTGTAACCAGTCAAAAGGACACGAGCACTGGAAACTATGGTATGTTCAGCAGGACTTTTATAGTGAAGAAAGATTTGATAAAATAGAAGAATGGATGAAACCAGATCCTCCAATGAATCTATTTGCTTATCGTCCAAGACGTAATAATGCTTCTTGAATAAATATATGAAAGGCAGTATATACTGCTTTCCTGGTAAATACCGAACATAATAAATGGCAACTCCGATTCGGATTAAAAGGTCTGCCGTACCCGGTAAAAGACCCACAGTAGACCAACTTTTAAGTGCTGAATTAGCATATAATACTTACGACGGCGAACTAACTGCGAAGAGAGAGCGTCTGGGAATCGGCACAGACATTATTAGAATCGGTGCAGGAGCAACAGTAACCAATGTCATTTATGTCACAAAAGACGGAAACGATACAAACACAGGACTCAAACTCGGAGACGCAAAAGGAACCATTGCAGGAGCAGTCGCAATATCAACAGCAGGTTCCGTTATTAGAGTTAGTGCTGGATCTTATGTAGAAAATAATCCAATTGAAATTCCAAATCAAGTCAGTATTGTAGGTGATAGTCTAAGAGAAGTCTCCATTACTCCACAAAATCAGGGAGATCTTTTCTATGTCGGCACTGGAAACTACATTGCCGAAATGTCATTTGTGGGATCGGCAAACACAGGTGCCATTTTTGCCTTCAATCCAACCAAACCAGTCTATAACAATCAGTCACCATACATTCAGAACTGCACCAACTTCATTCCAAACAGCATCGGAATGAAGATTGATGGGAATCATTCAATTGGTCCGACCAAATCAATGGTTCTTGACTCCTATACTCAGTACAATCAGGGTGGTATCGGAGTCTCAATCACGAACGAAGGATATGCTCAGTTAGTTTCACTCTTCACAATCTGCCCAGACACTGCCGTATTCTGTGGATCTGGTGCTGCATGTGATCTAACAAACTCCAACGCATCATTTGGTAATTATGGTTTAGTTTCTGATGGAGTTGGTGCTAAAAAATATGCAGGAATTATAACAACATCTGCAGCAGTTAATAGTGATACATTTACTATTAATGTATCAACTTCACCAGTGGCAATCGCTACAGCAACCTACTTCAATACTACTGGACTTACAACAATCACAACTGCAACTCCTCATGGGTTTGAAGTTGGAATGGGAGTTACAATTAAGAATCTTGCATTCCTTTGCCCATCAACTGGAGATCCACCAGATATACCTGTAAGGGTAGTTACTAATGCAGTCTATGATAATGTGACTGGAATTGTTACAGTTACAACCTCTGTTGCCAACCATCAATTTAGTGTTGGTATGGGAATTAGTCTTGCTGGACTTGGATTCACTTGTCCTTCTGGACCTGGTATTGTGACATATCCAAGTGGTAGGGAAGGGTATGTATTCAGACTTGATTCGATTCCAGCATCTAATCAATTCACCGTAAACGTTGGTCCATCAACATTACCTCATACCTATGTGTCTGGTGGAACCGCAAAATTTGTTGGATATACGTTCCCTAGCGGAAATTATGGACATGTGTTTGAAGTTCAGTCTGTATCAAGTCCAACAACATTTTCAGTTTACACTGGAGTTTCAACTCTTCCTCATAATTATGTTGCAGGTGGTTTTGCAAAAATAAATGTTGTCCGACCTTTTGATGGGCAAGTTGTTTACTTTGGTAATCTATATTACACTGTTGGCAAAATCCAAGTCAGTTCTGGAGGAACTGGATATAATTCTAATCCTATTGTGACAATTTCTCCACCATCGACTGAATGGGGAATTCAAGCAACTGCTGCTGCAGAGATTTCAAATGGTTCTGTAATAGATATTCAAATTGTATCAAGTGGTAGAGGATACACATCACCACCAACAATTACAATTTCGTCTCCTGACGTGGGAATAAATACAGCAACAGCTACTTTACAAACACTTCCAACATATTATTCAATTCTGAATTCGACTCCAATTTCTTCTGGAATTTGTACAATTACAGTCAATGATAATGTTCCTTTTGCAGTTGGTGTTGGAACTACGGTTTTATTCTTTAAGCAAAGTCGAGTATTAGCATCTGGACATTCTTTTGAATATATTGGTTCAGGTACAAATATCAATGCTGCTCTTCCTGCTCAAGGCGGTGTTTCGATTCAAGACAATGAAATTGATATGAGAAATGGTGGTCTAGTTGTTTTCACAAGCACTGATCAATCTGGTAATTTTAGAATTGGTGATGGTGTTGTGATTAATCAGACGACAGGAACAATCTCTGGAACATTTTACTCAAAAAGTTTGTTCTCAACAATGACACCATTTATTCTAGCATTAGGAGGAGAATAAAAGAATGGCACTTGCTCTTAACGTATTCAGAACAGTTACAAAAATTGCAACTACAGATCCAGTTGGAATCTATACTGCACCAATTGGTTATACTGGGGTGGTTCTATTAGCACAAGTTGCAAATATTGGTAATGATACTCAAACAATATCTTTTTTCCATAAAAGAACAACTTTAGGAATTGCAGTTACAACTGAAATTTTAAAGAATTTTCCAGTTCCTGCAAGTGACACGGCAAATCTACTTTCAGGAAAATTAGCACTGGAATCTGGTGATGTTCTTGTATTATCTGCAAGTAACAATACTGATATTAAATTTTTAGGAAGCATTCTAGAAACACTTAACTAAAATGGCAAAGTACGTCAGCGGCAGACAAAAAAATCTTAAGGTTGGTATATCATCTTATAGTGAAAATTTAACTTCAATTCAAGTTATTGGAAATGTTGGTATTGCAACTACTAATGCAACATCAAAACTTTATGTCGTTGGCGATGGATATTTTACGGGTGTAGTTACTGCAACAAACATTAATGTAAGTTCATCATCTTCTTTTTCTCAACTTTATGTTTCTGGTATTACCACACTTGCCGCAAATGGTGGTATTACGACAACTGGTGGAGATTTATATGTTGGTGGAGATTTATATATTGCAGATGATTTAGTATTTGATGAATTTAATGCAAGAAATGGAAACATAACAGGCATCGCTACAATCGATACGCTTAAAAATACTGTTGGTACAATTACAAATCTTGGTGGTACTAACATTAATTACAGTGGTGTTGGTACGATTGCAACACTCAATAGTACCGTTGCTTCCATTACAAATCTCAGTGGTACTAATGTAAATTATAGTGGTGTTGGCACTATAGCAAGACTTAACAGTACCGTCGCTACTCTTACTAACTTAGACGGCACTAACATCAATTATACTGGTGTTGGTACAATCACCACTTTAAGAGTTATTACTGGTATTATTACTAATATCAATTCTTCTGGTATCATCACTGCAACACAATTTACCACTGGTTCTGGTAATCTTGGATTTACTACAAATACCATTAGTGGACCTCAAGAGATTATCATTGATCCACTTCCAGTTGGAGTTGGTACAACAAGTGGATCTGTAAGAATTAAGGGTGACTTATATGTTGATGGCACTCAGTTTATTGTTAATTCTACAACGATTGAACTTGCTGATTTTAATGTTGGTATTGCAACAACAGTAGGAAATGATTTATTATTAGATGGTGCTGGAATTGGAATCGGATCACAAAATATTCGTAAAACTTTAACATGGGATTATGGGGATAGTGCTTTTAAATCGAGTGAAAATTTTGACCTTACAACTGACAAAGTTTATAAAATTAATGGAGCCACACTTTTAAGTTCTTCTCAACTTACGGTTCCAAATATTGATATAAGTGGTGTTGGCACTATAGCAACATTGAATAGTAATGTTGGTACGATTCAAAATCTAAGTGGAACCAATATTAATTATACTGGTGTTGGTACAATCACCACCTTAAGTTCTACAAACGGAACGATTACGAATTTAAGTGGAACCATTGGTACAATCACCACCTTAAGTTCTACAAACGGAACAATCACGAATTTGGGTGGTACTAACATCAATTATACTGGTGTTGGTACAATCACCACCTTAAGTTCTACAAACGGAACGATTACGAATTTAAGTGGAACCATTGGTACAATCACCACCTTAAGTTCTACAAACGGAACGATTACGAATTTAAGTGGAACCATTGGTACAATCACCACCTTAAGTTCTACAAACGGAACAATCACGAATTTAAGTGGAACCATTGGTACAATCACCACCTTAAGTTCTACAAACGGAACGATTACGAATTTAAGTGGAACCATTGGTACAATCACCACCTTAAGTTCTACAAACGGAACGATTACGAATTTAAGTGGAACCATTGGTACAATCACCACCTTAAGTTCTACAAACGGAACAATCACGAATTTAAGTGGAACCATTGGTACAATCACCACTTTAAGAGTTATTACTGGTATTATTACTAATATCAATTCTTCTGGAATTACAACCTTAACACAACTAGGTGTTAATGGACTGACAACCACTTCACAATTAGTTGTTTCTGGTATTTCAACTTTAGGTGTTGTTACTGCATCACAACTTTTTGTTTCTGGTGTTGCCACTGCAACAACATTTATCGGTGCTTTAACAGGTATTGCAGCGTCTGCAACACAACTTGTAACTCCAAGAACATTTCAAATTACTGGTGATGTTATAGCATCTGCAATTAGTTTTGATGGTACAGGTAACGTATCTTTAGCTGCAACAATTCAACCAAATTCTGTAGGTCTTGGTACAGATACAACGGGTGATTATGTTCAGTCAATTAGTGGAACTGGAAACCAGATCACCGTTACCAGTGGAACAGGAGAAGGTTCAACACCTACTTTAAGTATCCCTAATCAATTTACTATCCCACAAGATGCAACGGTTACTAGAGATCTTCAAGTCAATCGTAATTTAAGTGTTACTGGAAATGTCACAATTGGTGGAACTTCAGCAATAATTTTTTCACAATCATTAAACATATTTGATCCAGATATTATTCTTGGATTTAGAACTGATGCAAATGGTAATGATGTTTCAAATGACACTACAGCAAATCATGGTGGTGTTGCTCTTGCATCCACTGAAGGATCACCATTAGTTCAACTGTTTGTTGCTGGCATTGAAACAAATCCAGCCACATATAAGAAAATTATGTGGTTTAAGGCAGGAACTTTTGCTGGACTTGGAACCGATGCTTGGTTATCTAATTATGCGGTTGGTATTGGTAGCACACAGTTTCCAGTAGGAACTAGACTTGCTGCTGGTGCAGTTCAATTTAGCGAAAGAGATTTAGCAGTTGTTAGAAACATTAATGCTTCTGGTATTGTTACAGCAACGACTGGAAACATTACAACAATTAATGGCACTACTGCAAACTATAGTATTGGAAATATTGTTACCGGTGTTATTACAAATGCACAAGGAACCAATTTAAATTATAGTGGTGTTGGCACCATTACTACATTTAATGCTACAACAAGCACTACTACAAATGTAAATGGTACTAATCTAAACTTTAGTGGTGTTGGCACTATTGCAACACTTAATAGCACTAGTGCAACTCTTACTAATTTAGGTGGCACCAATGTCAATTATACTGGTATTGGTACGATTACAAGATTTAATAGTACTGTAGGAACAATAACTAATTTAGGTGGAACTAATGTTAATTATAGTGGTATCGCAACTGTTGGATCATTAAACATTGGTGCCACTCAAGTCATTAGTTCAGCAAGGCAACTTCAAAACATTGCTTCACTTGATGCAACAACAACCGCAACAATTGAAGCAGCAATTGCTAATGCACCTAATACATTTACTGATCTGAATGTAACTGGTATTAGCACTCTTGGAATTACAAGTGCAACTAGTTTAACAGCACAACAACTGAATGTTTCTGGATTATCAACATTCAACAACAATATTAATATTGCTTCTGGTATTATTACAACAACTGGAAATTCTGGTGTTGGTATTGGAAGCTTCTTAAGATTGAAAGCATATCAATCTAACGAGGGTGGTGAAATTGCATTTGAATACATTAATGGAAGCACTGGTTATTATCTTGATGTAGGTCCTTCAAACGTATTCAGATTTTCAAACTATGATGCAGCAGGAACTTATACATTTTTTACTAACAGCGCAGAAAGATTAAGAATTACAAATGCTGGTCTTGTTGGTATTGGTTCTGCATCTCCGACAACAACTTTAGATGTTATTGGAACTGTAAAGGCAGGAACCGCACTAACATCCGTCCAATTTGGTGGTGATAATGGAAGAAATATAGAAATTGGTATTGGTGCTACTAATATTTCAACATTCCTAGATTTTCATGGAGCAGATTCAACATATTCGGATTATGCAACAAGATTAATTCGTGATGGTGGTGATAATGGCAATTTTAATATTATTAATCGTGGAACTGGTTCATTAAGGTTAGTTACTCAAGATGCAGGAGTAATTGATATTCTAACTCAAAATACTTTTAGACATCGTATTGATTCTAATGGTGTAATTTTAGTTGGAACAGCAAATTCTACAGGAACTGCATCACAATTATTCCAAGTCAATAGTGGTGGATATTTTAATGGTAATCTTGGAGTTGGTAACACAAATCCAACTAGCACATTAATGGTTCAGGGTGATGGAAGATTTGTATCTTCAGGACAAGGTGATGTTAGTATTACACACTCTAGTCTTGTTTCAACTATAAGAGCAGCAGCATCTGTTCAATTGGCCTTGGGTGCTGGCGGTGCAGAAGCAGTAAGAATTAACACTTCTGGTAATGTTGGCATCAACTCTACAACACCAACATCAAAATTAGATGTAGTTGGTGATGTTAAAGTCTCTGGTGTTGTCACTGCAACGACATTTAGTGGACAAATTAATTCTGGCATCGCTACAATTACCACATTAAATGTTACAACAAGCACCACTACAAACGCAACTGGAACTAATTTAAACTTCAGTGGTGTTGGTACAATCGCAACACTGAACAGCACTGTTGGTACAATTACTAATGCAACTGGAACTAATCTAAACTTCAGTGGTGTTGGTACAATCGCAACACTGAACAGCACTGTTGGTACAATTACTAATCTAGGTGGCACTAATATTAATTATACTGGTGTTTCTACTCTTACTAATGCAACTGGAACTAATTTAAACTTCAGTGGTGTTGGAACCATTGCAACACTGAATGTAACGAATTCTTCTATTACTAATATTAATTCTACTGGTATTATAACCGCAACCCAATTTACCACTGGTTCTGGTAATCTTGGATTTACAACTAATACAATCAGTGGACCTCAAGAAATTATTATTGATCCACTACCAGTTGGAGTTGGTACAACTAGTGGTATTGTTAGAATACGTGGTGACCTATATGTTGACGGAACTCAGTTTGTTGTTAACTCCACAACCATTGAATTAGCAGACTTTAATGTTGGTATTGCATCAACAGTAGGAACTAATACACTTCTTGATGGTGCTGGTATTGGTATTGGTTCTGCTAATATTCGTAAAACATTTACTTATAATAACTCAGCAAATACTCTAGAATCATCAATTGGTCTTGGTGTGACCAGTGGTGGAGCATTTAAAACTGGCACAAGCACTGTTTTAACTTCTACCACTCTTGGAAGTAGCGTTGTTAATTCTTCTCTGACTTCTGTTGGAACATTAGGACAATTAAATGTTTCTGGTGTATCTACATTTCAGAGTGATGTAAAACTTGGTGATAATGATAAGTTAATATTGGGTGATGGTAATGATTTACAAATCTATCATGATGGATCTAATAGCACAATTTCTGACGTTGGAACTGGAAAATTACTGATATATGGTAATGATGGTATATTCTTCCAAAGTACAACTTCTGGAGATTATTTCGCAAAGTATAATAGTGACGGTTCTGTAGAACTCTATCATGATAACTCTAAAAAGTTTGAAACTGCTGGATATGGTGCCACTGTCTTTGGAACACTACAATCACAAGGACTTAATGTTTCTGGTATTACAACATCACCAACTTACGATACTGTATCGACCAGAGTAGGGTCTGCAACTTCAACAACTACAACAACATCACAGACTGCAATTCACACTGGACTTTCTACATCCTTGTATCGTTCTGTTGAATATATGGTTCAAGGAACACGAGGAACAAATTATCATTCAACAAAGATACTTGTGATTCACGATGGCGTCACTGCTTATCTGACTGAATATGGAACTGTCTACAATAATGCAACTGTTGCAAGTTATGATGTAGATATTTCTGGAGAAAACTTAAGGTTACTTGCTACACCTTCAAGTGCTTCTTCAACGACATTTAAAGTTAGTTTCATATCGATTGTAGTTTGATAAATAGATAAAAGTGAACCATAGGGGATAGTGAACCTTGGCCGATCAGAACTTTAGGGTAAAACGTGGGTTAGAAGTAGGTGTAGGTGCAACAGTTCTAACCACGACTGCAGCAGGAAATATTGGTGTTGGATCTACTAATCCACAAGAAAGATTAGATGTTCAAGGTGGAAATGGATTTATAAGAATTGGTGAAGTTTATAGTACATATAATGGAATTACATTAAACAATAGCACTGTTGATAGTGATTACAACTTTATTTCATCACCTGCTGATCGTCGTCTCTTTATAAATTCTCCAACAGGCATTAATTTTAGAATTGCTGACGCTGATAGATTCTTATTATCATCTAGTGGAAATCTTGGTATTAACTCTACATCACCAACCTCAAGACTTGATGTTGTTGGTGACGTTAAAGTCTCTGGTGTTATCACTGCAACGACATTTAGTGGTAACGCTACAACTGCCACTTTTGCAACTAACGCTGGAATCGCAACGAATCTTAAAGGTGGACTTGTTGGTAATATTCCATATCAATCTGCTGCTGATACAACAGCATTTTTAGCAAATGGTTCTTTAGGTTCAATACTTCAATCAAATGGAGTTGGTAGTATTCCATCTTGGGTTCCTGCTGCTCCATCAAACGCAATTACTGGTCTTACAATTCGTGATGAAGGAACAATAATTGGCACTGCCAATAGTATTACTCAGTTAAATTTTGTTGGATCAACTGTATCTGCAGCTGCAACTGCTGGAATTGCAACAATTACAATTTCATTTGCAGACTTTGTTTCTACTGCTGGATTTGCAACTGTATCAGGAATATCCACAAGTGTTATAGGTGGTATTGCGTCGGTATCGCAACTGAATGTTTCTGGTGTTGGTACTGTTGGATCATTAAACATTGGTGCCACTCAAGTCATTAGTTCAGCAAGGCAACTTCAAAACATTGCTTCTCTTGATGCAACAACTACTGCAACGATCGAGAGTGCTATTGCTAATGCACCAAATACGTTCACAGATCTTCAAGTCACCGGTGTCTCTACATTTACTAATGGATCTGTATTGATTGGTTCTGGAACCTCAACAGGAACCGCATCACAAAGACTTCAGGTTACTGGTGGTGCTTATGTTTCTGGTTCTGTTGGCATCGGAAGCACAAATCCAACTTCAAAACTTGATGTAGTTGGTGATGTTAAAGTTTCTGGTGTTGTCACTGCAACAACTTTTTCTGGAACTTTATTAGGATATGCATCTACCGCTGGAATCGCAACGAATCTTAAGGGTGGATCTGGTGGAACTATTGTATATCAATCTGCTGCTGATACAACAGCATTTTTGGCAAATGGATCTTTAGGACAAGTTCTTCAAGCTAGTGGTGGAACTAATCCTCCATCTTGGGTTGATGCTGCTCCATCAAACGCAATTACTGGTCTTACAATTCGTGATGAAGGAACGATTGTCAGTACAGCGAATAGTTTCTCTCAATTAAATTTTGTTGGTAATATTGTTTCAGTTGCTGGAACAGGACCTTCTGGTATTGCAACTATTACATTTGCAGACTTTGTTTCTACTGCTGGATTTGCAACTATATCAGGAATATCTACAAGTGTTATAGGTGGTATTGCGTCGGTATCGCAACTGAATGTTTCTGGTGTCGCTACAATTGGTGTTGTTACTGCTAATAACTTATATGTTGCTGGTGTAGGAACCTTCTTATCATCAGGACTCAAGATAAGAAACCTAGCAGATACTTTCCAATATAATATTACTGGTGGTGCAATTACTGCTAATAGAACTCTCAACTTACCTGTAATCACTGCAACTGATACACTAGCAGCTCTTAATATATCACAGACATTTACTAACACACAAACATTCAACGGAACATTAAGTGCTGCATCTTTATTATCATTAAGTGGTAATACTTCAGGCACTCATCTTTTTGGAACCAATCAAACATCAGGAACACTAACATTTGGTGGAACTTCTGGAACTGGAACGATTACATTTGGTAGAGCAACAACATCACAAACAACTGATATTCAAGCAGGTGCTACTGCTTCTGGAAATACTAAAACAATTAACTTAGGAACTGGTGGTCTTTCTGGTTCCTTTACCAATATCAATATTGGGCCAACTGCTGGTGTTGGTACTGTAGTCATCAATACTACTAATAATGTTGGAATTGGCAGTCTACTACCAACTTCAGTTCTTGATGTTGTTGGTGATGCTAAGTTTACTGGAGTGGTAACTGCAACAAGTTTTAGTGGTAATGCTACAACTGCAACTGCACTTCAAAATGCAAGAGATTTTTCAATTACTGGAAATTTTGTAACTGCAACTGCAATCTCATTTAATGGTACTGGAAACGTTGCTCTTGCCGCAACAATTACTCCAAATTCAATTGGTCTTGGTACTTATACTTCTGGTGATTATGTTCAGTCAATTTCTGGAACTGCAAACCAGATCACAGTCACTAGTGGAACTGGTGAAGGTTCAACACCAACTCTGAGTGTTCCAAACCAATTTACAGCTCCAGAAGACGTTACAGTTACAAGAGATCTTCAAGTCAATCGTAACTTAAATGTTAATGGTAACATTACGATTGGTGGAACCGCTGCTGTAATTTTCTCACAATCATTAAATGTATTTGACCCAGATATTGTTCTTGGTTATAGAACTGATGCAAATGGTAATGATGTTTCTAACGATAACACAGCAAATCACGGCGGTGTTGCAGTTGCTTCTACGGAAGGAACTCCATTAGTTCAGTTATTCATTGCGGGTATTGAAACTAACCCTGCCACATATAAGAAAATTATGTGGTTCAAGTCTGGAACCTTTGCTGGACTTGGAACTGATGCTTGGTTAAGTAATTATGCTGTTGGCATTGGTTCAACTCAATTCCCAACAGGAACCAGATTTGCTTCTGGTGCCGTTCAATTTACTGAAAGTGATTTAGCAGTTGTAAGGAATATTAATGCATCAGGTATCACAACCTCTTCAAGACTTACTCTAAATGGTGCAAACTCCGCAACAACTGGTGGGGGACAAATCTACCTAAATGGGGCAAGTGGAAACCGTATTGATTTTAATACAAATGGTGCTGCTGCTCCTACATTTACAACAAGAAGTGCAGGAACCAAGATTGTTTTATATCCCAGTGTTGGTGCTTCTAAAGTTGATTATGCATTTGGTATTAACGCTAATGTTTTATGGTCCTCTGTTGAAGATTCCGGATCACAATTCAAATGGTATGCAGGAACCACACAACTCGCAGACCTCAAAGGTAGTGGTGAGTTAGTTATTGGTTCTTCAACTCTCACAGGTACAGCATCACAACTACTTCAAGTTAATAGTGGTGGATATTTTAATGGTTCTGTTGGTATAGGAACCACAAATCCAACATCAAAACTTCATGTTGTCGGTGATACTCTTGTAACGGGTGTTTCTACATTCCAAAGTGATGTGTATCTTGGGGATAATGATAAGATATTATTAGGTGATGGAAATGATTTAAGAATTTATCACGATGGAAGTAATAGTTTTGTTGAAGATTCTGGAACTGGTAATTTATATCTACAAAGTAATGCTGCTGGAATTATCTTACAAAAAACCAGTGGAAATGAAAATCTCGCAAAATTTCTCACAGATGGTGCAGTAGAACTCTATTATGACAACTCTAAAGAATTCGAAACAACTGGATATGGTGCAACGGTTTATGGAACACTTCAAACTCAACAGTTAAATGTTTCTGGTATTGCAACAGCATCAACATTAGTAGCAACAAAATCAGCATATCTTGGAAGTGATTATACAAACTCTACATTTGGTAATGGATGGATTGTTGCTGCTCCTGCATCAACAACTTATTATAAGATAGCAACACTTCCTGAAACATCT